TTAACGCTCCGAATGTGTTATGGATTCTCCAAGAACCTCTTCCCAAAATGGTGAATATTTAAGCCCCATAAGGATATCACCGTATTCATGTTCAAACTTTTCTTCAATTATATCTTTATTAGCTTTCATAACTTGTTCTAATTCGTATAAAGCTTCACTAGCATTATTTATAAATGAATGTTCAAAATTAGGTTCCCATCCTTCATCATCAAGTACGATGTAACCCTCATTTTGTAGCTTCTCTAATGAAGCATTGTCCTCCATCGCTCCAACGAAACCCAATCCATTCCCTCTTGATTTTTTAAAATTGTTATACAAGATACTTGGTACAAGACTAGGCAACCTTCTTAATTTTTCTTTCAGGTTATCAACTGCATTCATGAATGTGTCCCATTCCCCCATTTTTGCAAAATCTAGTTCCCTAACTTGTTCAGCATTTTTCATACGTCTAAGCGCTTTATTTTCTTCTTTAATTTGTTCTAATTCTTTTTCAACTTCGTTATATGCTCCCTTATATGAATTCAGCTGTTCCCTTAATGTTTTTACTAGCTCGGGTGTTATAACCTCTTTTTGTTTCATCGTAGAAGTAAAGGGAATTACCGTTTCGTTATAGAACGTTCTTGCTCGTGTAATAAAACGAGGTATACTAACTTTCCCTAGATCTCTATCAGACATTGCTTGTGCAATTCTTCCTAAATCATCTTCGCTCTTTAATATAATTGATTGTACCCATGAACGATAAGGTGTATCTGCCAATGCATTATAATCTAAAGGTGGAATAATTACGGGTACTAACGCGTGTTGATTAACCCAAGCTGCTCCTAACTCACATATACAGAATTTACTTTCTAAAAAGTTTGGTGTAATTATAGGAAGTACAATACTTGCATTGTACATTGCTTCTCGAATTTCTTCGATCCAATTTCCTCCTATCGTTAACTGTTCGTCTGAGGTGAGAAAGAAATTATCTCTTGTTAAATTAAACTGACTTTGTAGCATATCCATAAGTTTTATTGCTAAATCTCCGTCTTTAGTTGAATGACTAATAAATATTTTCTTCAACTGAATCCCCTCCTATATAGGCTAATACATGCCTTTTAATCCCCTTTTTAAATTCTTATATATCAATAATTAATTATATCACCTTATAACAGATATTGTTTATTTTAATAATATGTATGGGACCTCTCATTAAAAAAATAAGGTTGGATTTCTGAAAAAAGTTGTATTCTACGAATAAGAGAGGGAAGAGGTGATTTTTGTGACAATAAGAATCCCGTTTATAAATAACTTATATAGTAAAATTTCAAAAATAAATAATAATTTATGTTTTTATTTATTTGTTATGGAGCAATTTGAAAAGGGAAATACAGAGTTAATACAAAGTCAGCCAGAATTGTTTTTAAAGGAACTATACTCAGGTAACAGATATTCCTAAGGTAGATAGAGCAATAACTCCCCACTCTAAATTGATGATGATTTCTGTATCTTTCACTTTAAAAGTAATCCCATACCGCCAAGAACCTTTAAAGCTATACGCATCAGCAGGAACGCCAAAAGTGATGTCAATATGTTTTTTGTAAAATTATGTAAAAAATAATTAGATTTGATTTGTACTCTAGTGTAGTAATATAACTATATATTATTTCTCAGATATTGAGTGTATAATTTTGGTATTGAATCATTAATAAATACAAAATAAAAGAAACTGACCTGAGGAGAATAAGATGGATAAATACACAAAAGATCAATTTTTTGATGAAAATAAAAAAATTAGTGGAAATTTAATGGGTGATTATGCAGAAGAACTTGCTCAGATGTTTCCAGATTTAGTGGATATACCTGATGTTGAAGAATTATTTGAAAAGCTAAAAGAAATGGATTTATGGTATTCAAATCATGCTGTTATCCAAATTATAATGGAGAGATTGGTAGAACAAGCAGACGAAAAATTAAAAATTGAACTACAAAAGGTGTTTATAGGAGTAAAAATGAATGATACAGATCCATTACCAAATGCAATAGCTCGTATAATTGATCCAGAGTATAAAGGATATCTTATTACACTTAACTTTGAAATTGGATATGTGTTATCAATCATTGCGGGATTAACCGCTACTATTGTTTCTACAGCCACAACAGAGGATGAAAGTGATCGGAAGATTTTGGGAGAATTATTAGATTTAAAAGTTGCGGCGTTACCTGAAAAGAGTGAAGAGGCACTTATTTATAATGGAAAACTCCCACTACATTTATTAACACAAGAACTTGACAATTACGGAAATATAATTGAAGGTATGTTAACATTTGTGATAGCCCATGAGATTGGGCACCACTTTCTAAAGCATACTGTGCATAGTGGCGAGGATATGTTTCCTTTTGGAGGTCATAATATCAGGGGTGGTAATATATACCATGAGGAGGAATATTTGGCCGATGAATTTGCATTGGATTTAATGTTGAACAATAATCAAAATACATACCTCCCGTATAATTATATGGGAGGACCATTATACACGATGATCGCATTAGCACTTCGTGATAAATTCCCACATCAAGGGGATGAAGAACACCCATCGACTAGAGAGAGGTATCTCAATATAAAAAGAGGATTAATGGAATACTGTACAGATGAGGAATATAAGCATGTAATGTTTTTTGTCGATCATGTCTTGTTAATCATTCACGATATTTCGAATCCTTGGAAGGGTAATAAGTGGTGGGAATAGAACCATTGTTTGTAGTTAAGTTACCCTGTTTTTATCAGGTTTTATTATTTTTAATCAGTCTATGAGATAATCGATTTTTTTCTGATAGTTGTTCTAACGTCAAACCGAGAGGTTTTCTGAGATATTTAATGTGTGTTTTATAGCAGTTTTCAATGAATGGAAAATAAATAGAACCAAGGAGGAACTGGTCGTTTCCTCTTTCTTATCTCCAAAACTAATACAATTTATTAACCTTACTTACAGTAAGTATTACTTTGATTTTTTGAACCCGCGGATTATTTCATATGAGAAATAAATGTCAAATTATTAATTGACAAAAAACAAACACTAGGTTAAGATAAGTCTACCAGAACTTGTCACGCTTAAGTCAAATGACTGCGCATTATGACAAGTCTTTTTTTTTATGCGCTTTTTCTGAAATTTTAGAAAGGCGATGAGGAGGATAGAATTGGCTAGATATCGTACATGTAGAAAACCTAAAAATGGACGGAGCAAGATAAATAGTAGGCGAATTCATATTATGCGTAGAAACCGTATGGTGGAAAGTAATGAGACATCTGATTCAATTTTGAAAAATGCAAAACTTTATGGGGAAACAGTTAAAGATTTCTTAAGTATGGATCGTTTAATTAAGGAATTAGGTAAAAAATTAACGTTTTCAGATTCTGAGCAAATAACTGCAAAGAATTTTTTTAGGGACATTAATTATTACCGTTTCTCCATTTATCCAAAGTTATTACCAAGAAGGCAAGATGCAAAGAAATATTCCTTTACAGATGCTCTTAATTTATATTACTTTGATGAATTTTTGAAATCGAATCTTTATGAATTTACAAGTTATTTTGAAAATAAGTGGAAAGGTAGCTTGGTGAATTATTTAGGGAATAATTATGAGAATGAAAAATTCTTTATGGCTCAATGTTATTTAGATTTAAATTTATATCAAAGTGAGGAATGGGCAAAAAAAATCATTCTTAAAATAGAATCAAGAATAAAGGAATCAAATTCTTTACCTATCCAGCATCATCGAAAATATAAAAGTGATTATATTCCACTTTGGGTATTAGTAGAAGAACTGACTTTTGGTGAATTTGAGACGTTTTTAACTCAAATAAATAAATCGCAATTGCAAGGTTATATAAAATCTATATATGATCACCCTACATATCATAAAGCATTTAGCGGCTGGATTGCGTCAATTAGGTTATTACGTAATAAGATTTCGCATCATTCAAGGCTATATGGGGCTAATTTTACAAAACCGCCGCAAATTTTCAGGGCTGATTTACCGGCATTTTGCCCTAATATTAAAAGTAAACCTAAGTTGCGAAATCAATTGATTGCTTGTTTTTATGTATTTCATAAGTTGTTTTTATTTGAAAATACAAAAATAGCAAGCCAATGGAATTCATTTTTAATGGTTTTGGAAGAAGAAATTCAAAGATTAGATCCAATATTGGATGTTCAAAATTATTTAGGTTTCCCTGTAGGATGGAAAGAACTTTTTACAATCCGTTAAAAAGTATCATGTATATTATTAACAAAGATTTTAATGATATACATGATACCATTATCTTTATGTAACATGAATTTTATTTAATTTGTGTAATCTTTATGGATATGTCAAGAAAAGACACCTTAAGGTGCCTTTCTACGACTTGAACCATATTATTTTATCACTGATGTAAAGCAGTTATTGAGAAATAGGATTCAAATCCACGTTTTATGGATGTCACCTCAAGTGGAGAATTTTTTGGGGTAATAGGCATGTGAGGTAATTCTAAATGGAAACCTTTTTGTATTAATATTTCTTAACAAACAAAAAAGCCTCAAATAAGAGGCTTTTTATGTGCAACTCTATCGATGATTATCCGCTTTTTTTGGATAATTAGTATTGATTTCCTCTAAAACTTTTAGAACAGCGATACTGGATGATTTGATTTTATCCATGCGTCTATTTGTATATCCATGTCGTTTTCCTGCTGGCTCGGAGGAAACTAATATTACATTACCGTTTTCGTAAATTTTATTACTATTCTTCATAATTTAACCCTCCTATAAGATCAGCTAAGAAATCTGTAAATAATGTATTGCTTATTATAGCACAGTTTATTTCTTTTTTGTAAGCCGTCGCTTTCCCTGAAATCATATTAATTGGATAATGGAAACATAGTACATATTCTTTGGTTTTTAAGGTGTAGTATAACAAATTCTTTTCTTCAGAATATCCTATCTCGGTAGTATTTTGGTTATAAGAGGTAGCGACATAGGATTCTTCATCATTTAAATTGTATTCTGGTGTTGGTGTTGTAGAACCACAGCAACCGCATAGTTTCATTTTATCCTTAACGCGTTTATAAACAGTCATAGCATTGCAGTTTTGAAAAGTACCAATTCGTTCCGCTAAGGCAGTGTTTGGTCTTCGATAAATTTCTCCGCCTTGAAGAGGGGAAATCCCATTATATAAGAAAGACGTCCAATCTGTAATTTTTCCTTCTTCTAGAAAGGATACTTGTCTTGAGGTGTAATCTTGATACAACGTAAATTCATTGGCAGCTATTGCATTTTGATAAATTTCCTTTTTCATTGGTACTAGCTTAATACCTTCACCAAGTCTGTCACTTAAATAACTTTTTACTTTCGAGTAAAAGTTAGGGGATTCAGCAATAACGAGATTTTCTGTCCATATGTTTTGATATTGAACGTCATAAATAAAAGCCCAAATAAACGGATGGATATGTGAAATTTTTGGCAATTGGTACTTTCCTACGTCATTTTGAAGGACATCTCTAACAATATCAATTGTATAATCAGGATTCTTATTGTGCTCAGTAAAGTATTCATTATACTTAGCTTTTAAAGGATCTTTAATATGTTGATTGTAGAGGTCTCTAATTTCAACATCAAGAAAAGCTATTATATACTTTCCCTCTTTGATAGCTGTGTAAAATTCCATGTATGTAGGTGTTGTCTTATCTTCCTCCCAATACGTACCTACGTTTTGATTAATAATTAAAATAAAGATATCAGATTCTTCTACTTTTCTTAAACAGGTATCCATGAAATCTGATTCCCAAGGAAAGAAGTTCTCCTCAAATAATAAAGGGTAATGACCAGATTCCTCCAATTGTGTTTTTAATCCTAAACGTAATGGGATTAATTGAGTGTCGTATGCAGAGCTAATAAATATCCTAGTTGGATTAGGCATAATGTTCCTCCGTAAAAATGTAAGATTATGAATAATCATAACAAATCAGTTACAAATAACTTGTCATATTTTGTCGAAGTTAAAAATAAGAGCACTCTTTTGAGTGCTCTTATACGGATGTATTTTTATGTTATTAATATCCTATTGTTGTTAATGTATTTTAAATCGCAGCAGTATTTTGCTGCTTGGTTGAGAGATACTTATTAACTGTATTATTAAGTTCTTGTTCACGATCAAAAACAATAACTTTTTCTTTATTTGATTGTTCCATATAAACTCTAAATAAGAAGTCATCTTTATCAAAATGGTAAAAGTATCGAACTTCAGTACCGTCTTCTACAATGCATTTCATCTCACAGATTATTCCAGATTCGCCCTTGTAATAATTAACATAAGAATAATTATCTAACTTTGCGTTTTCCAGTAAATTATATGGTGTTAACACAGGGGAGTTTAACAAATCATATATCTGTTTAATATTTTCGTTTAACATTCTTCACTCCTCCAATTATTATTAAAATTATCTCTAACGTATTGTAACAGATTCTTTATGAATTTATGTTATCCTCTATAACTTTTTCTACATACTCTACTATTTGTGGTAATTTTTCATACGCAATATCATAATCGTCTATGGTCCAATTATCCTTGCTAGCACCAATTTCAGATTTGAGGTAAGTACTAAAATATACTGCTAACATTCCGCCGTTGTCTTTAATTTTTTTAGGAATCCAAGTGTATTGCTGTCTAAAGAGACCGATGTTTTTTAAATCATTCCCCTTTTTATCTATAGAAAATTTCACTAATAAATCAGGAACAATTTTTTCTTTTATTGTGATATCAATATCTTTTCTTTTACTCTCGAAGTAAAGATCTGGGCGCTTGATTACTGATTGTTCCACTGAGGCTTGATTCAAGATTCTTTCTGCTTCTTTACGTTCCAAATTTAAAAGTTTTTGTATATCGATAATTTTTTGTTCTCTTTCTCTATCTTCTTTTTTCTTTTGTTCAATAAGTTTTGTTGTTAAATATGCATCTCCTATAAGCGTTCCTTCTCCAATTTCTGTGGCTTGACCTATTGAATCATCATGATTTTTTGTAGGAGTTGAGGAAGAGGACTGCTTATTAGTCTCTTCTGTAGAATCTAGACTATCATAAGCTTTAAGATGCTGAATAACCTCACTTTCCTGAATTTCTGTTTTATAGTATTCCCAGAGTTCATCTAAAGCTAGATGCTTATGAGCCACAATCTGTCCAATATTGTCGGACGCTTTTTTTACTTCATCTTGTGGAATTGACCTTAAAATTCTGCCAACAAACTGAGCGTAGGGTAAAGGGTTACGAAATGCTCTAAAGATGGCTGCAATAGAAAGATATGGATGATCATACCCTTCACCTAACATAGATACATTGATAACAACCTTTACTCTATGATTTTTTATATCGTTTAAAGCTTTTTCCTTTTGTTCTTCAGGTAATCCACTATGAACTATAGCAGTTGAATACCCCTTTTCGTTGTATAACATCTCGATTTCTTGGGCGTGTTTTATATCTGAGGCAACAGCTATTATTTTATGAGGAACTTGTGTATTTCTTAATTTTTCTTCTAGTAGTTCAATACTCTTCTGAACCACACTTTTTGAGCACTCAGGAGAATAGGCAACAGACCTACTTACCCATTCCTCATCTTTCAGTCCTAATTTATAAATTTCTTCCACGGTGTATTTTTTAGTACGATCTCCGTCAATCGTTAAATACAGTTTCTCTGGTATGTATTCGAAATTCTCTAAGGATTTTACATACCCATTTGCCATAGCTTGACTCAACTTATATTTATATACTAATTCGCCAGCTATTTTTTCGTTATCAGTTCTAAATGGTGTTCCAGTTACTTTCACAACTTTTGCTTTTGAAAAATACTGTGTGGTTTCCACCCATGTTTTAGCAACAGAATGATGTGCTTCGTCTATTAATATTAAATCAAAGAAATCATCCGGCAGGAAATTTAAAGGTGAAGAATCCAATCTACTTTGAAGCTTTTGAATATTGACCACTACAATATTTGCAGCTTCTAATACTTCCCTTTTCGTTTTCTTGCCCTCAAATTCAATTAATGAAGGTAAATCATTCGGACGATCAAGAACCTTTCGTTTAAGCCAAAAATTATCTGGTAAAATAGGATTTAGAGCATCTATTACAGTTTCTTTAATGACTATTTGTGGAGCAATTATTAATACTCTACCTTTACTAATACCGTACGGTAATAATGCCATTATTCCTGTTTTACCAACCCCTGTAGGTAGAACCATCACAGCGTGTGAAGTTTTTTGTTTAATCATAAAGTGTTCATAAACATGATAATATCCTTGTATCTGTGGTTCTCTCAAATACTCATTTTGATAAATAAAAGGTTTTGTATCTAAAAAATGATTAGGATTATAATTAAAAGCCATTCCTTCCCCTCCCCTTTCTTTCAATATGATTATATAACAAATATATATATTGACGGAAAAATATTACATATATCTCTTTGTTAGGTTATAAAAAAGAGAGCCGTAGCCCTCTCCCTTCAAAAGTTACTATATCTGTAATGATCTGCCCAAGTTTACTACTCTGTTTTATCAAGATCAGCCGATAATTTTTTTAAAATATCACGTGCTTCCTTCTTCTCTTCATCTGTTAACTTAGCAGTCTTACTCTTTGCTTCCAGCGATTTAAGTACTTCCATGTATGTACTATCTTTAGTACACACAGTGTCTGTATAAGAGTCGCCAATAGCTACTAATGAATAATACGTTTCATCAGGACCGTAGTAATTAATTTTTGGTACATATCCCGGCAAGTATAAAGTTCCATCTTTATCAATAATTATAGTATCATTGGTAGAACCAGGATGAAATAATGAAAATGGCATCTTCCATTTTAGCGTTCCATCGGGATTTACTGCGTATAATGCTTGTTTTGAATTAACATAAACTACACCATTTTTATCTATTACTGGTGAGTTCCCAAGCCCTCCATCCGATAAAGTTTTCCACTTCAATGTATAGTCTTGATTATACGCAGCTACCGAGCCATCTCCAGTTATATATATTGTTCCATCCTTCGAAGAGATTGTAGTAGCAGTTATTGAACGCATCTTATCTGGCTGCCACTGCTTTATTAGATTTCCGTCTTTATCAAAAATATGGATAACAGATCCACCATTTATATATAATTCATTATTTAATCCTAGAGAAAAACCAGGGTTGCCCGCATCCCCCCTAGCCTTTTTATTCCATAATTCTTTACCATTTTTATCATGGGCATATAGAAAATAGTTTTCGCCACTTGAAAGTAAAGTGTAAATGATTCCATCTTTTGACATTAGCATAGAATTCTTACCACTATTAGCCCCTTCAAACATCTTACTTGATTCCCATTTCTTTGATCCATCCGAATTATAAGCAGTTATTGATTTTGGAGTATGTACATAAACTGTACCTTCACTATCTATAATAGGTGTGTTTATAGCATTTTCATCTTTAGCTTGCCATTTGATGGAGCCATCGGGATTTAATGCTGTTAGTTTTCTATATACAACGTAAATAGTTCCATCTTCCGCTATAACTGGTTTAGTATTTGAATATGCTACATCATCTTTAATCCATTTAATGGAGCCATCGGGATTTAATGCATACAATTTACGATTGTAGTTTCCAATATAAATTGTCCCATCATTCCCAATTGCTGGTGGAGCACTAAACAATTGAATATCACCATCTTTTTTATAAAGCTTGTATTCCCATTTCACTTTACCTGTTTCTGTTCCCGCATAAGGTGAGTTCTTATTCCAGTTATATCCAAATGGAGATCCAGCTTTTAAATCATACTTCCCTTGTTCAAATTGTTCCCCTTGTGTGCTTGTGGTTTCTGCTTTTGTCATTGAATTAGGATGTAATCCTACCATCAATATAAACAGAAGCATCATTAGCGTAAGTTTCTTTTTCATAATATACCTCCTATATGTAATTCAAATTATTATATCATATTAAAGTAATTTAAAGATTCTCAAGGTGGGATATCATAAATAAAAAAAGAGAGCTGCAGCTCTCTTGGTTAATACAGTAAAACATGCATAAGAGTACTTCATAAAGAAAGATGCACTATTGCATATCCTTATCCGTAAGCGTTGATATAAAGCTATTTTCAAACTTTCTCAACATTTTTCTGATAACCACACGACTGAATTTTGGCAAAAATATGATATTATGAAAATAATAAAATAAACGGAACGAAAAAAAGACTCACAGCGTGTGTAAGTAGTGTTCGCACCACTCTTACACCGTTCGCCCGACTCACCAGGGGAACATCTGCCATAAGTCTCTTTTCGGTCACTTCATGAGTAACAATTACATTATAACATGCCGATATTACTAAAGCATTACTGTGGTATGAATTTCCTGTTTATAATTTGAGGAAAATAGCGAAGCGTCTTTGTTCCAAAAGGAGCAAATTTGATGGATCAGACACTTATACAAAAAAAAGAAGAGTTAAAAAGAAAAGCATTAATGAAATTCTTAAGTAGCATTATCGACGAAATTGATTTTCAAAGAAGGAATCAAGAAGACATCGCAAAAGAATTAGGTATTTCAGGAGGGGCACTCTCGAAAAACTTATCAGGTAAAAGTCAATTTAATTTTTGGAATATGATTAAGTTGCTTAATATCTTGTACGTTGACAATGTTTTAAAGAAAAAAGAGATGATACATAAGTTTTGCTCGGTTACAAAGAGCAAACAAAATTTGAGAATTGCAATGGAATATGCAAATTCAACAGGTGACTTAGAATTATTAAAATTAATTGTAGATATAGAAAAAACGTCCTCGTTGGCGATGAATAGAGAATGGGCTTATGTATACGAATTGGTATGGATGCGAAGTAAAGGTGTCGTTAGTGGTAAAAATTTATTAGAGAAATTAGAAGATCGTAAGAAAAGTAAGGTAATTAAGACACAAGAAATGAAGGTTTTATACGGAATACTAACTTTTTATACGATGTATGATTTAGAGAAATTCAATTCATTATTCGAATACGCTGAAGTATTACTGCCTAAAGTCGAAGAAATTCAAGATGCTTTTATTAGAACAGCATATGCGGGAAGAATTAAAGAAGGCTTATCTTACGCCTATTTAATGCAAGATAATGTTGATAGATCAAGAGAATTGTGTCATGAAATTATGCATTTAAAAGATGAAAAAAATTGTTTTTCTCTTTTAAGGGTGTCAGCTTTGGTATACCTCGCAGAATCTTATACTTTCGAAAGTTATGAAAGAGCTTCTTGGTACATCAATAAATCGTTAGAAATGTTAGGTGCATGCCATTTTGAGAGAGCGATTAAAAGAAAAGAAAATGTTATGAATACTTTTGCTTTTATTAAGCTTGTCTATAATAAAGGACTGGAGGAAATCGAAATATATAACGTATGTGAAGAAGCCTTTTATCAAGTGTTAATCGGTCATTCTGATGTGGCGGTGAAACTTTTAAAGGAAACTGAAAGAAAAGATGAGAAGTTGAGTCCTATGAAAAAATGCATATTAGGATATGCGTTGAAAGACATTGATTTATTAAAAGAATCATTAGTAGATTTCGAGTGTGCAGGTAATAGGTTTTATAGCAAATTACCTAGAAAGATGTTGGTAGAATTTAATAAAATTGGTATAATGTATAAGGGTGATGCTAAATGAAAAAAGTGTTAGCTATAGTAGCAACAGTTGCCTTAGTCGGAGTACTATACATAACTCCTGCTAAAGAGCAGAAAGAACAGTCAGCGCAAACAGCAAAGGTTGTTCAGGAAAATACGTATAGAATGATGGTTGATCCTGGAGGCGGAATGGGCTAATATCCCGTTCCCAAAGGTTACGATATAAATATTATGAATGCGATTGTCTCAATAGAGGCAATCGCATTCGCTGTTTCTAGGGATATTTCCTAAATATCGGATTTAATATTCAAGAAAAAATTGTGAAATATTCACAAACGACTATAAAGCTATTGGAGGATGTCGGGGATGACAAGAGATGAGGTTTTAAAGGAATTTTTATTGCAAGCTGCTGAATTATCTAATAACGATGAACAAACAATTGATTCATATATTGAAATGTTGTTTAATACAGAATAAAAAAATAGCCACGCCTCGTAATGGGGTTGGCTATTTTTCCGGCTGGTTATTTAGTTTTTCGAACTCTGCCATTAAATTCTCTGCTTGTTTCATAATCATTTCACGTTGGGATTCAGGGAGGTTAGCTAATCGTTCCTTCATCGCCCTGAATTTTACGTCTAACATTTCGTTTAGTTTTTCTTCTGCACTTCGCCCTAACAAGAAATCTGTAGTTACATTAAATACTTCTGCGATTTTTGCAGTTACTTCTCTTGAAGGTTGCTTCTTTCCAGATTCGACTTTCGAAATGAAAGATTCACTAACATCTACTTTTTCTCCTAATTCTTTCTGAGACCATTTTCTCTCTTTCCTTAGTTCTTTTATCCTAATGGATAGTATAGGTAACATGATTTTATTCCCCTTTAATAACTGTTTTATATGAAATTTTAATGGTTTTGTTTTACAGTGACTATAGTATATATTTTACATAAGACTTGACCACTAGTCTATTTCTTGTTTTGAAAAATAAATTTTCAAATAAATAATTGACCTAGGGTCAAGTTAGGTGTACAATGAAAATGTAATCGAGAGGTGAAGCCGATGAAAATAAAAGGGAGTTACATAAAAGAACTTCGTATGAGTAAAAAACTTACACAAAAACAACTCGCTGAACTATCACAAATCAGTGAGAGCATGGTTTCGAAGATAGAATTAGGTGTTAAATCAACTAAGATTGAAACATTAAAAAAAATAGCCAATGCTTTATCAACAACAATGGATGACTTAGTAGGATGAGGTCATTTTTAAAACAACACTAACTTGACCTTAGGTCATCTTGATTGAGGTTAACTTGACCATTAAATAATAAAGGCGGCGGTTTAAATGATGGAAGAAAGCACATTCTCACATTTCATGATATTGGTTCTAGTTATTGGGGCAGCAGGATTCATTTATTTGATGGACAGGATAGACAAAAGGTTTATGAAGGATGAACAGTAATGGATAAACAGCAGCGTGATGAATATGAACGAAAGAAAATCTTGTGGATTATAAAGAATTTAAGAGTAAAGGGTGTACATAACAGCGCAGATAAGGTTGAGGAAACATACAAGAGGTATATCACGCTTGCTAAATGATAAAAGCCCTGCAAGGGGATGCAGGGCAAGACTAAGGGTATTGAAGAATTGTCGATTCTAAAAGTAAAGGACTTCTTGGAATGTTATAAGTTTAACATAAAACTATTAAAATTTTATATTAAGATTTTACGAATTTATGAACAAGATAAAATTTGATAAAAGGAGTGATTCATGTGGAAGAAAACAAGAATCAAGCCCCTGCGGTAACAGAGGCTGTTGTAGAAGTAAAAATTCTATTAAATAATAAGCAAATTTGTGAATTTAACGTTGTACTTCAACTTGACCAGAAATAGTAGCACTATATCGTTCATGCATATGTTTTCTTAAGTTATCTTCATAAGCTTTTGTCGCTTCTTTTATAACCATTTCTAGACTGCTCTCTGGAGTTAAATCATTATATTGGCGTGATTGTTCATGGACGTATTTTAAAACACTGTCAACAATTTCATGATGAGATAGTTTGAAAATATCATCTAAATCAACGCGAATATTTATAGTAGTTGGTTTCATAAAAACACCTCCTTCCAGTCTAAGTAATTCGACAAAAAGGAGGAAAATCCTACAAGGATAAGACAAGTCTTTGCTTGTCGGAATATTCAGGGATCAAGTGGTATCCCCACCTAGTAAATGGGTTCCTGGATATTCCGATGCGCGAAGCATCAGAAAGGGTGAGAACAATGCATCTGCTAGTTAAAAACTAGCATTAAAAATACCTGTACGGGGAGGCACAGGTATCCAATAAGGGTGTTTCAATAGATTGATTCTATTTTATCAATAACTCAATGAAAATGACAGTTAAAAAAATTGAAAATTCAGTCTATTTTGTTGAGAAATAAAAAACCGCCCCCACCAATAGGACGGTTTTAGAGAAACAAAAATGTTAAATATCCATAACTAAATTATAACAGATTTTGTTTCTTCCAGTAAATAAGGAGGAATGTGAAAATGGTTGAAAATCCAATTACTTACGGTAATCATCACGATTCATCAGCAAGAGACTTCATTGAAGAATGTGAAGACTGTGATGGTGAGCTATATTTCGGGATGACTTATTACAACTTCGAAGGATCACTCATTTGTGAGGAATGTGCTTCGGGATTTTTAGAAAGACATGCAAGAAGGATGGTGGCTGGAGAATGAAAGAACAGTGGAAGCCAATTAACGGTTACGAAGGTCATTATGAGATTTCAAATAAAGGAAATGTAAAGTCAATTAAATTTAAGAAACATAGAATCCTGAAGCCTTTTGAATGGAACGGATATAAAAAAATTAAGTTAGTAATGGAAGGAAAGGAGAAGACAGTACCTATACACAGATTGGTAGCTTTAGCATTTGTTAAAAATACGGAAAATAAGCCTTTGGTTAATCATAAAGACGGAAATAAAGGGAACAACATCTACACAAACTTAGAATGGGCTACAAATGCAGAGAATGTAAAACACGCCTATGATAACGGATTGATAAGTATCAAAAAGAAAATGAGAAGCGCTAAACCAAAAGCGGTATTACAGATAGATAAAGTAACAGGTGTAGTATTAGCAAAATTTGAATCTGCCGGAGAAGCTGAACGTGAAACTGGGGTATGGAGTCAACATATTCGTAGAGCATGCCTCGGAGAATTAAGACAAAGCGGTGGATATGTTTGGCAATATGTAAAGTCTCATTCTACAGAGAAAGTAGCGGGTGAATAAGATGGTCCTACAAAACAAAATTGAAGCTGAAATTCAAATTATGAAGAGTTTGGTTGAACGATATAAGCGAAGTAAAGAACCTAATGCTGCATCAATGGTTGTGGCTTACGAATACGGATTACAGGTACTTACGGAAGTATATGAAGTTATTAAACAAACAGAAGCATCACCATTTTAAAGGAGAGGGAGATTCATATGACAACTGAAAATTACTTTTCTAAATTAGCTCAAATAGATTGCAAGGAACATGTTGAAAAGAAAGGGCGCTTTAACTACTTATCATGGGCATGGGCAGTTAAAAAACTTCGTGAGGTAGATCCAACAGCAACATGGGAAGTAAAGCGATTTGATGGAGCGCCTTACCTCAAAACAGATTGTGGTTACTTCGTAGAGGTTGAAGTAACTGTACAAGGAATACCACTAAGTCAGATTCATCCGATACTTAACAATCAGAACAAGCCGATTGTAGAGCCTAACAGCTTTGACATTAATACGAGTATTCAGCGTTGCTTAGTAAAAGCAATTGCACTTCACGGATTAGGCTTGTATATCTACGCAGGTGAAGATTTACCAGAGATACAAGAGGAAATGATTACTGCTCAACAAGTCGGTGCAATCAAATTAAACATAAAAAAATTAGCTACTCTTCGAAAAGTGGATGAAGAAACGATTAAAGGACACTTAAGTATTAAAGAAGTTGGCGAATTGACATTAAAACAAGCTGAAGAAGTACTTAAGAAATCAACAAAGTGGGTTAAACAGGCTGAAAAAGAAACTTCTGAAATCGAAGAACAAGTAGAAAAAATAGAACAAACAAACTAAGGAGATGCTAAACCTATGTTAGACAAAAATCAATCTAAAGTCGTCCTTCCGAGGTGGGTGTGGAAGGGCGCACGGAATGAAAAAGAAGCAAGAGTAAAGGCGATTGAGTACATTACTCCTGATCGCTATCCAGGATACAAAGTAATTAAGGTTCAAGGCGACATAGCGGTATGCGAAAGGGCGAATGCGTGATGTTTAAGATACCTGTAAGGCGTGGATCGATGAAAGAGATGTTAATAGCAGTTCGTGATTTAGAAAAACGAGGTTATGACTATGTAACGCCAATTAAACGAATATATAGGGCAGAAAGAACTTTTTATCATGAAGGTAAGTTCAGGGGGAGAGAAAAGGTTCGGTTTACTGGCATGGAAGACAATGTAAGTTATGAATGTTGGATGAAGAAGGTGAACTAAATGGCAGATGTTAAATGGATAAAACTCTCTACTAGTATGTTTGAAGATGAAAAGATTCGATTAATTGAAAGTTTACCAGAGGCAGATACATTACTAATTATTTGGATTAAATTGTTGTCTCAAGCAGGCAGAACAAATGCCAATGGTTACATTTTCTTGAGCGAAAACATTCCTTTCACAGAAGAAATGCTTTCAACGCTTTTTAATAGACCAATAGCAACGGTGAGACTTGCGTTACAAACGTTCAAACAGTTCGGGATGATAGACGTCACCGATGATCAATACATATGCATCTCGAATTGGGAGAAACATCAGAACATCGATGGGTTAGAACGTGTGAAACAATTGAATGCAGAACGAAACAAAAAGTACCGTGAACGCAAGAAACAGCAGCAATTAACGCTAGAAAATAAGGATGAAGATAGTGACGCTTGCGTGACGTCACGTGACGATACAGATATAGAAGAAGATAAAGAATTAGATATAGATAAAGAAAAAGATAAAAAGAAGAAAGAAAAACCTTCTCGTCACAAGTTTGAAACTTGCGACATCAACGGGGCGAAGTATTTGTTTGAAAAAATTAAGGGTAATAACCCTAAACAAAAAGAGCCTAACTTCGATACTTGGTCTAATGATTTTAGATTGATGCGTGAAAAAGATAATCGTGAATTACAAGAGATTAAAGATGTTATTGATTGGTGCCAAGCAGATCCATTCTGGCAAGGGAATATCTTATCTCCTAAAAAGCTACGTGAAAAGTTCGATCAACTAACTATTCAAATGAAATCTAAAAAAGGAGCGCAAAACAATGCAGAGAGCAGCGGCAGCAATACCAACCGATATAGCCAAAAAGGTGAATATGACTATGGATTCTGATGTGTGTGATACGCACGGCATGAATAAGATGAAGTTCGGTGGACAAGTTGTTTGCCCTCGATGCTTCCTTGAAAACGAAAGTAAGAAGCTTCAGCAACAGGAACAAGCGAAATATGATGCGGATAAGGCGAATGAGAAGAAGTTCATGTTCCATCAACAAAGTATGATCGCCGATAGCGACATTAAGAAAGCTAACTTTGAAAACTACCAACCTACTAGCGAGGAAGGAGCGAAGAACCTTGAACTCGCAAAGTGCATCGCAACGGATTATCTCAATGAGAAGGTGTTTAACACGATTATGGCCGGGAATTGCGGAGCAGGGAAAACGCATCTGGCTTATGCTATCGCAGATCAGCTTGCAGGAGCAGGGAAGTCAGTTGTCTTCGTTACAGTCGGCGAATTACTACGAAAGATTAAAAGTACGTTCAGTAAAGATTCAACACTAACTGAGGATTCAATCATTCGAAGCTTAGTAAGAGCAGAAGTATTGATAGTCGATGATTTGGGAGCAGAGTTAGGGGCCCTAGATGCGAATACAAAGGCGACAAACTTCATTAATAGAGTGTTATTCGATGTTTTTGATGGAAGGCAAGGTAAATCTACTATCTTTACGACAAACCTTACAGGGGAACGTCTAGAAGGCGCATATGACGAGCGAATCGTATCACGTATTTTTAACAACTTTAAAGCACTTGTTTTCAAAGATACAAAGGATTACAGAAGAAAAGCATTACCATTTTAGTTATCAAATTTGAATTTTGTACAGAAACGAGGGATTAATAATGAACATCTTCGTAGTCAAAGCGGTTATTGAAGGAGAAAACGAGTGTGTATTAATGGGGGCATATCCAACATTAACGGAAGCGAATAAAAGAGTGGAAGAGTTAACGGAAAAGTATAAACAAGACAAGGAAACACGTTATACGACTGAACAAACTGAACTTACAAATTTTTAACCAAAGCGTTATTTGAAAACAAAAGGGGGAAATGAAATGTGTGCATGTAACGGAACGGGAGTAATTCAGAACGATATGGGGAATGGCTGCTATCAATTTGCACCGTGTATTTGCGAAGCAGGGAATCGCAGTCCTGAAGAAGTGGATAGAAGACGTCATGCCGTTATGGCGGAGCTAAGAGAAATTCATCAATTACAACTGGAAGGGAAATGGGATGCCACGACTTGGAACGGATTTGGAAAAGGAGAATTACACAATGGCGTTACAGCAGGGAAGGTACATGAAGAAATCGCGTTGTAACTTATATATCGCTTTAGAAGAGTTGGACTTATTGTTTGATGAAAGTGAAGTGATTCGATTACGAGAAATGTGGGATGAGGATAAAGATATTCTTGAAATAGCAAAAGAGCTAGGAAGGCATCAATTAGAAATCGCTGCATTAATCATGGATCAGGCAGATAAGAACAAAATTAAATCTCGTCCAATGGGGTTAGGGGCATGAAACAACTAACACTGGAGGATGTAGTAGGAAGTTTTGATTATAGCGCAACAAGTACAGCGGAAAGATTTTTGAAGAGTAATAGCGTTATGACGTACTCAGTAGAGTTTTACGACAAAGACGAGAAGTGGAAGCTTCGTTGGTTTGAGGCGAAGTCCGAGGGCACGGCTATAGAAATGGCTAAAAAGAAATACGGAAAGATACAAATCATTACTACTTATATTTCGGATAGAACCTTAGAGGAAATCATGAATTTGGATTAGGAGGCATAGCGCCATGACGATAAATAGATGTAATCCACAAAGGGCAGCGACTACACCTATAAGAAGAGCTACGAAGAAAAGAAGCTAGGAGGCAGCATAGACAGGAAACAAATCTACATCGATGTATTACTACAAAAGGGAATTTATAAAGAAGAAAAGACAGGTCGACAACTTTACGAGATGACTGAGCAAGAGTTGTGGAATCTAATAAAAGGAGTGTATTCGGAATGATGGAGATGGAGAACGGTGTATATGAAATCACGAAGTTAATTAGCGAAGCAAAGGGAGGGAAGTAATGAAAAAAGATACCTTGGTGCAGGTGCAAAGTGAACTCCAAGTAGTAGAGAGCGAAATTCGTAAGATGGAATATCACCTAGTGGGATTGGATAACGAGAAGCGGAAGACGAAGCTTTCCTTGGAAGTGTTGAAGAAACAGAAAGAGAAATTGAAAAGTTACTTATAAGGAGCGGGAAAGAATGAAATTAAGAGTGAAGATTAAACGATTGAAAGATGTGAATTTACCAAAGTATGCACGGGAATTTGATGCTGGTTTTGATCTAGTTGCAGCAGAGGACACGATTATTTGGCCAGGAGAAACAAAGGTTGTACCAACGGGATTGGCGTTCGAAATTCCACCAGGATATGAATTGCAGGTGCGCCCGCGTAGCGGTATGACGCGTAATACAAAGTTAAGAGTTGCTCTTGGGACGGTGGATAGTGGCTACCGTGGAGAAGTTGGAGTGTTGGTTGATAACACTGAAATACCTATAAGTCTAAATATGAAAGCTCATGTTATTGAGCGAGGCACACGCATTGCTCAAGGCGTCATAGCGCCAGTGGAAACAGCTCATTTTGTTGAGGTGAACGAGCTTTCGGATAGTGAACGTGGTATTGGCGGATTCGGATCTACACGGGCTAAATAAAAAAGGCTAGAATCTCTCCTAGCACTCAATACATGGGATGTTGATGAGTTTGCAAGATTTTATTTGCACCTTGATTATATGTCGTTTGTGAGAAGAAAAGTGTCAATGACAGCAATCTTAACAAGAATTTTACGTAATATTTATATATTTTAATTTTTGGTTAATAATCAAATTTGAATTTTGTAGAAAAGTAGGTGCAGTATGGGGAAACAGATTTATTTATCTGATAAAGATGCTGAAAGGCTCTATCACTTGCTACGAAACGGATTAGAAAATGGAGATCTTTTAGAAAATGATTGCTTATGGTACGAAAAATTATTAGTTAAATTATCAAAGTGAATCCATACAAAAGCTTTATTTGAATAGAAAATAGCAGGTAATTGACTAAGTTACCTGCCATGTCTTAAACAGTACAGAGGAGTGAGCCCCGTTTTAAAAGAGTACCGCCGTGGGAAGTCGGCTTACGGGTAGTATGTGTAATGTAAAAAAGATTATTCGTAAAGGCGAATGGGAGATGAAATATGAAATATGTTGAAGAGTTAGAAACGAGTGGTTGGTATATTGCTGTAGGTGATGTTTTTAGTAACAGTATTATGGAGTACCACTTAAAAGTTACTCAAATCGAAATTGAAGATGAAGAAAATGATCCAGATAATGCAAAAGTGTATTGCTTGCCAGTGGATTCTAATAATCATAACAAAGCAGTAGAAAGTACTGATGACGATTGGCATAGAGCTTGGTATATAAATGAATGCTGGTATAAGTAATTAATATAAAATAGTTATTTAATAGAATTTTGATAAAAAGCGATTATCATTAAATCGCTCCATGATTAATGACAATCGCTTATATATTGAAAAGCTATTCAGTTATTTGAAATATCGTTTCATCAGGTCTGGAGAATCCATACAATTTCCTTGCGAACTTTAAAATACCTTCTTCGCTCTCTGTTAAAGTTTTAATATCTTTTTCATTATAACGGCCTATCATTTCTAATTCAGACAATCTTTTCTTTTCTTTATTAAGTGTAATTTGTTTTTCTTGAATAATTTGTTCTTGCTTATAAATGGAGATTTGAATGGAAATAACCATAGGTAGCATAAAAGCAAGCGCTAATAAAAGACGACGTCTTAGCTTTTTATTCGTTTGTGGATTCTTGTAAGGATTAATTTGTTTTTTTGAGATTGATTGTTGTGGTGGTAAATTTGGGACGCTCCCCATTTTAATGCCTCCATGACTTATGTATAAAATTTAAATTGCTTAAAAGTATTATATATGCTAAATAGATAATTTTGAACCTATTTGGACAATGAGAAGTATTATGAAATTTAAATAAAATCCTTATTGTAAGAAAAAGAGATAGGGTTTACACCCCCATCTCTTCCAACAGAGATAAGTGCAGTTTTGCTTCTTCACAATTTGGATTAATGCAGTAATGAATAAACGAATGTTCATCGTGTTGTATGAGAGGTTGATCACAAGATACACATGTGTACGGTGAGAGCATTTTATATACCTCCTTACAGATTATGGGTTAATTTTAACATGGTTTTAGTTGGTTGAGGAGTAAGGAAGAAGCGTTAATTTAAATAAAAAAAGAGCCCTGCGAGTAGGGATGCAGGGCTCCATAAGGTCGAGTTATGTCGTACTCACAAGGGATTTTAACATGAATGTTGTGGTAAACATACTGGTAAATGTATCTAATTTACTTAGAGCTGATATTTTAAACGAAAACGCTTAAAAGGACCCGATTAGGGGGACGGGTCCTTTTAATGAAACACTAAACCTTTATAGGATTACCAATGCATTACCATAAAAGGGAAATTACTTCCATCGGTTGGGTGTTGAGAAAGCTTTTTATAAACATTTCCTTTTGTAGTAAAGGAGAAATTGAAAAAGAGCAACCGTTTAGGCTGCTCTACAGATAGGAGGTAACTCAGTGAACAAAATGAACACGTTAAAAATGTATGTAATGAGTAGAAAAATCAGAACGAAAAAAGCAGTTAGCAAAAACTAACTGCTCCAATCATGGAATATGGTTAAGAAATGGGTTGTTTACATTATTGACGGAATATTGAGTTTTATTCAGTGGGTATTATATTTTACAAACTAGATTATGATAGTCGATATTCTCCATATTGACCAAAAAAGAACTAAAAATTCTAGTGAAATTCCAAGCTTTCTTTTCCTAGTTTTTTGAAATTCTTTTGTTAAATAGCCAACAGCACTAATTGCTAGAAGGATGAAAAGAATGAGTTCTAGTGAATCTGGCATTTTACTTACTCCTAATTTATTTGTTAATTTAATTTAGTATATAACAATTATAAGATATTTAGGCTGTTAGTTGTGAAAAAATAAATAAAATAATTATTTGAAATAGAGAGCGAGGAATTAAAAATGACTTTAGGAAATCGTGGAATGGCATTTGAAATGCTTATCAATCTATCAAATGAAATGTATCAAAGAGGTGGAGTGGCGCTTATAAACAAGCGTCCGACTCCTGTGAAGGTGTTAAAAAGCGCAGGTGGACGAGTATTAAACGGATTCTATGAAGCTAAAAGTACAGTAGATTATGACGGAGTGTATAAGGGACGAGCTATTGCGTTTGAAGCTAAATCTACAGAGAAGGACACACGTTTTGATTTAAAGAACATTGCGCAGCATCAATTGGATTATCTAGAGAAAGCAGAGAAGATGGGAGCAATATGCTTCTTCCTTATAGAGTTTAGTAAGGATAAGTCAGTATTTGCAGTACCACTATCAATCATTCAATCTTATGTAAGGATGTCTCATCAACCGAAGGGCAAGAAGTCTATACCAAGAGCAGATTTTGATATTTATGGGTATTTAGTAGAACAGACAGAGCGAGCGCCAGTGGATTACTTGCAATACATTGATGAAGCAGTAGCTCCAGTTATGTTTGATGGCATGATTCAATTTGATCAGGACCATAAGAAAGTAGCAAATAACATTGAAGCAGCAAAAGAGAAGATGGCCAACAAGACACGTAAATTATTAAAGGCTTAATGGATAACAGAAACATGCAAAGTGGATGGTGTGGGATACTCGCTATGCATGTTTCCCTTATTCAACAATATGATGGTAAAATTTCACGTACCTGATGTGAATGTAAAAAGACAAATTCAGAAATAGGGGGATTCCTTCATGGAGAGACAATTAACTTTATTACCGGTTATTGATAGAGAGACAGAAAAGAAGGTTCAGAAAGAAGTAGTGAAAATCCTAAAGGAATACCGCGCCTTAAAAGCACGCTTTGAGAATGAAGTGGAGTTACAGCAAGAGGGAATTAGTCTGTTTCCTGAGATAAGGAATACAAGACATGTTAGCAATATCAAATTCAAACAGATCGATAAGGCTCTACAGTACGTTTTAGACTATGACGAGGCTGAGATTATCAAGAGGAAGTACTTAAATGCGGATAAGCCGAAAGACAGCTTTATTTATACTGAATTATCGATGAAGAAAGATCACTTCTATTATAAGAAGAAAAATGCGATTCGATTGATTGCTACATCTTTAGGGATGATTTAATAATACACAAAAGCCAAATTGGCAGTTTTTAAGTAACTATCCATTTGGCTTTTTATGTTTTATTTTTTAGGCATCCATGTATGTCCGCAATTCATGCAACCATTAACAATATTTTTCCTACCAATAAATCCACTGAATAGAGTTATTGGTGCTCCTAGAAGCATAATAACTCCAACAATAAATGCGGCTATACCACTAAGAGGGGAACTTAGAGGAATTATATCATGAAAGGAAAAAGCAGCTAATCCAATAATTATAAGTGTAGCTAACATAAGAAACAGAATTAAAAACATCCTTTTAAAATTATAACCACGTTTATTACCGACTATTTGATCAGATTTACATTTCCTACAAACAACGCGTCTTGTTACTTTTTCTTGTTGTACCGTCATGTCTAACCATCCTTACTTGTATAAAATTATAATAGTTTAATTATATGATATTAAAACCCAAATAAGATACATATATTATCAAAAAAAGAAAAAATATAATAAATTGGAATGTTTATGTTTTTCAAAACATCGACAAAATGCCGACTAAATAGGGGGAATTTTGATAATGAAATCAACGATATTCTTAATGTACAAGCCCTATGAAAACCGCATATTGAAGAGGATTAGTACACCTTAACGTATACTGCGGAAGGGCAGGCATGGGCGGTAAGAATCTCGCCGTGAGGGTGGTAAGATTCCCTTAAATAATTAACAATGACATATTCCAGTGTGGTGGGTGTGAGATAACTCGCATTCGTCACACTGTTTCTAATTTGTATCTATCATTCAGCATGGAATCCACCTTCTGTGCTGAAAATAGATATAAATCTATTACTCTTGCTATGTTGATTTCTACGAATGGGGATGGTTTTCATGATTGAATGAAAATTGTTCTGGTGAGTAAAATCATTTGCTTTAAAACTGTAGTATACGTAACTTGAATTATCACCTGTAGTAATTACTCACGATTTTTACTATTGGGATAAAACAGGGGTAAAGGAACTTGTCACTCCTTTACTCTAGATAATGAGACGGATAATTCCCCTGTCCGCGTAAATCCCCCTACTAATCTTGTTATCTAGAGTAAGGCAGTGGAAAAACGTAGTACTGTCTTGTATATAAAGATTAATTTCCTTTATATGATCACATTGATATTTCATCTGTCACGGGACGAAATATAACAAAATGATTTGCAAAGGCTATGCGACGGCTGAAGTATTGACCGACTCCACGGAGTATAAACGAGAAGATTCTTCGCCTTCTCCCAGTCACCGAACGTTAAGCGCGTAGCTAATAAGAGCTAGAAAATTACATGATGCGGTGGCTTGGAGAAGGTTGAGAGTACCTCACATCAACCTTAAATGAAGAGTTACTTATTGCCATTTGTTTTCTCTCTTTTCTCCATTCCCTTGAAAGCTGTCACTTCTATGATGTTTTTTTGTTTTTAAAGAGGAATATATCTGATTATGTCGAATTTAGATATATAAATAAAACAAATAGGGAGATGTAATCATGGAAAATTTAGAGTTAGAGGAACGTTTAGCTTTTATTGAATTTAGACAACAACTTTTATTTGAAAACACGCGAACTTCAAGACTTTTATTTGAGTATGAAGTGACACAAGAACAATATCGTGCAATTATGGATATTATGCAGGACCATCGTGATAAAATTAGTAGAAATGAAACTATAAGTCAACATGGATTCGAACAAGCGATTTATGAAGTTATTCCGAGGTTGAGAGGAAATTATAATTTCGCGGAAGGAATAACTAGAACTCTCCATGAAGAAGGAAGATGGGCAGAAATATTTGAAACGCTATATGAAAGTAGAGTATAAAAAGCACCCATAACGGGTGTTTTTTTCTTTGTAACATAAATGCTTAAAAAATAATATTATTATAAACGGATTTTAAAATGTTTGTAATATTTCCTGTTTATTATTAGAGCAGGAGGTGTAAATATGACTGTAAGCTTATTTTTTGTAAAACTTATTTCTACAATGGTAGCAGTTGCATGTGTATTACCTGCTATTAACGGTATCTTTAGTAAAATTGAAGAATATGTAGGTTAGGGCATTCCAAACGGGTGCTTTTTTCTTTGTTATATAGAAATTACACATTAAACTTATTTGAAAGCTATTATAGACATAACGAAAGCCGAGCTTCATATAATGATATTGAAAGCTCTTTCTGACATGCGATTACCACCCCTACGTTTTATTTGGCACCTGTAAAAGGTGCTTATTTTATTGCACCTTTTAATAAGGGCGATTATATATTGAAGTACGTGGTGGCACCACTTTATATACCGGAGTACCTAACAATTTTAGGTGCTCTTTTGTTTTGTGCAAATTAGACAACTAAAAAGGAAGGATGATGAAGGATGGAAGAAGTGAAGAAATCAAGAAATACATTAGATATTGAAGTTAATGTAGATACTGATAAAGCGGAAGTGAAACTTGAACGATTAAAGAAAGCTACTGAAGGCTGTACGAAAGCATTTGAAGAATTAGGAGATGCCATCGCTAATGTAGGCGGGTTGTTAAATGGTAATCAAGCTGAAGCTGATCGAATTGAAATTAATACATTATTAGGTGAGAAAAAGCTTGCAGAGTGTGTACGAAATGCAGATAGAGTTAGAGGGGGAAATTTTTGATTAAACCAATATCAATTATCGTAGGCGCTACCGTGATCTGGTGGGCGTCTTGTTTGTTTTTAAGGAAAGATAAGGGGAAAATAAAAAAAGAGGACTAAAGCCCTCTTTTTAATAAATACCTAAGGTTTACGCACAAATTGGAATCCCTAATGCTATTAAAGTCAATGCTACTTGAAGAGAAAGCTCTAATCTAGCAATTTCGATTCCAGCAACTGAGACCACTAAAAAAGGTTGTCCATTAACGAACAAAACACAACTGTCCATGCTTACGCCTCCTTTCTAGCAATCTAATACAGTATATGAATAAAACTATAAAATGTGATAGTTAGATTTATAGATTTAACTGAATTGATAGATTTGTCCTGTTTTACAAAACAAACGAACACAACGAAAGAAAATAACTGTCCTGCTTAACTGTCTAAAAGTTGACCCTTTTGTACATTTAAAATTTATAGGGTAAAAACTTTGTAAACAGATAGTTGTTAATGTCTAGAAGATAGTCTAAAATATAAGTATATAATTCTTTAGACTTTTAGACTATTTTGAGGTGATTTGGATGGCTATTGTTGGTTATGCAAGGGTAAGTACAAAAGATCAAAATTTAGATGCGCAAATTGAAAGATTAACAGAATATGGATGTGACAAAATATATTCTGAAAAGTACAGTGGAGCTAATAGTGATCGGGAAGAATTGCAAAAGGCATTAGAGTATATGAGAGAAGGAGATAAATTTGTTGTTTGTAAAATAGATCGTTTAGCTAGATCAATATTTGATTTGCATAAGATTGTAAATCAATTAGCGGATAGAGGAATAGCGGTGGTATTTCTTAAAGAACAAATTGATTTCTCTACACCAGCAGGTAAATTGATGTTTACTATGTTAGGGGCAATTGCTGAGTTTGAAAGAGATTTAATTAATGAAAGAACAGCTGAAGGAAGAGAAAGAGCTAAAGCGATGGGTAAACATATGGGACGTAAAGGACAGGATGAAAAACAGGTTAAGCAGGCTATGAACTTATTCTTTAATAGGAAAGAGAATGGATTAAGTGTAAATGATATTTCAAAAATGACGGGAGTTCCGCGTTCTACTATTTATGCTAAAGCGAAAGAATTAAAAGAGGAGGAATATAAGTAAATAATAAACAGTTAAAGTAGCCTAACAGCTACTTTTTATTTTTTCACCATATAAGAAGGACATGAATATATTAGGAGTAAATAAAAAGCATAGGAGTGATAAATATGTTCTTCGCAAAGTTACGTGGCAGAAATGAAGTTCCACCAGTAGAAACAGATGCTCGAGGACAAGCTTTCTTTAAATTGAGCCGGGACGAGCTTAGTTTAAAATTTAAGTTGGAGTTATTTGATATAGAGAATGTAGTAGTTGCCCATCTGCATCTAGGAGCAAAAGGAACAAATGGTCCTGTTGTAGCTTTTTTATTTGGACCTATAACAAATCCAGTTTCAATAGAGTGTGCAACTTTTACAGGAATAATTACTCAAGAGGATTTGGTTGGGCCGTTGGCTGGTCAAACATTAGAGGCTCTTGTAAATGAAATCATCGCTGGAAACATTTATATTAATGTTCATACTGTACAACATCCTAATGGCGAAATTCGTGGTCAACTGTATCATTGTTAATTAATTAAAAGTAGCGAATCCGCTGCTTTTTTATTTTGCATAGAAAAAGGAACCCTGAAGGATCCCATTTACATTACGCAGTCTTATAATTCTTATTTTTAATCCTATTCTTAGTATCCATAAATGCGGCGAATGTCGCTATAGAGCCACCTAAATCATAGACTTGGAATTTGTAGTCAAAAGCTAATCCTGTAATGAAATTGTAGCTGTATATAAAACAAGTAATACCGAACAACCATAACATGAACTTTAAATCTTTTAAGCTCAATCTATAATTCTTAATTTTTTTCCACATATGTATCAACTCCTATTGTCCTGATGTTCTATAGTTTTTCTTGATGATATCTCGCACGTTTAAGATAAAGAATAGAAGGAAAACCAAGGCTATGATACCGTAAATCCAGTAGTATGTATGTCCTGTTGAGAATTCATTATAAAAAGAAAGGGAACTACAAACTAAGAGGATTGCTGAACAGATAGTAGAGATCAATAATGAACTAAAACTTCTCATGATTTTCACCTCGATTCAAATTTTTAGAACTTTTTATATAATTATACATTTAAATAAAGGGATTTTGAAGAGTAATTACTATAAGGAAGAGTTATAACGAGTTTCTTCCTATTATATAGAAGGTGGTGGGTGATATGGAGTGAAACAAAAACACGAGTTAGCTCAAGAAGATTACATGCAAGGTATGAAGTATAAGGAACTGGCTGAGAAATATGAGGTCAGTATTAATACAATTAAGTCCTGGAGAAAAAGGCATGGCTGGAATCGAAAAGGGGTGCACCCAAAAGACGAAAAAGGATGCACCCAAACCAAGAAAACAGGTGCACCCATTGGGAATAAGAATGCAGTGGGTAATCGGGGAAACAAGAATCCTAAGTATGGGAACAAGAATGCAGTAGGGCATGGCCCGCCAAAAGGGAACCATAACGCTATGACGCATGGATTGTTTAGGAAGATAATCCCGAGTGACGATCCGCATGCGATGGAATTGCTAGATGAAATACAAAATCATACTGAATTAGATATGCTATTTCACTCTATTCAACTGCAGTACTTCAATATCCTTAATTCGCAACGTATTATGCATGTTCGCAGTCAAAATGATATGTCAAAAGAGATGATTAGCGAATCACTGAATGGAGACGCATACACAGTGCAGTTTGCATGGGATAAACAAGCTAATTTACTTACAGCTTATTCGCGCGCTATGACAGCGTTATCCTCTATGATTGAGAGGTTCGATAAGTTAGCAAATGCTGATGATGAGAGACGATTGAAGTTAGAGCAGATGAAAGTTAACATTGAAAAAACGAAAGCTGACACTGCTCGTATTAAGGGAGAAGATGGGGAAGAGTATGAAGACGATGGTTTCAAAGAGGCGCTAAAAGGAAAGGTAGAGGAAGTGTGGGATGACCATGACGACGATTCCGAAGCGTAACAAGAAACCTGCTCCCTTTAAATTTAAACCATTCTCCAAGAAGCAGCTGAAGGTATTAACCTGGTGGAAGCCTAACAGTCCCGTTAAAGATTATGACGGGATTATTTGCGATGGTTCTATTCGTGCCGGAAAAACAGTATCGATGGCTCTTTCCTATGTTATGTGGGCAATGGAATCATTCGAAGGTGAGAACTTCGGTATGTGCGGGAAAACAATTGGTTCGCATCGTCGTAACGTTATAACGCCGCTTAAAAAAATGCTCAAGTCTCGTGGTTATAAGGTTAAAGATCATAGAAGTGAAAATATGCTCTCAATTACTAAGGATGGAGTTACTAATTTCTTTTACATTTTTGGTGGGAAAGATGAAAGTTCACAAGATTTAATACAGGGTAGTGATGCCCTCCACTATAGTAATATGGTGGCAAACATCGGGCAAAATCGGCAGACGCTAAGTTTCTTTTTAAAGGTATGACACTAACTGGTTGTTATGTAGTATAATTATTACATAACAAAAAGAGGTGTTATTCATGAAAGATTTAACAGGTGAAGTGTTTGATATGATTAAGGTTTTAGGATTCTCTCACTTTCAAGGAGAAGGGAAACGTAAACGCGTATTTTGGAAGTGTAAATGTGAATGTGGTAAAGAATTTGTTAGGAGGGCAGACCAAATAAAAGCGAAAAACATTTATAAAAGTTGCGGATGTTATCGCGAAAAGGTATTAGTTGCTAACAATTTCAAAATAAATAATCCTAATAAAAGTCATGGTTTATCTAAAACGAGATTATATAAGATATACAACAAGATAAAAGAGAGATGTTATTATGAAAAATATCCTGAGTATCATCTGTATGGTGATAGAGGAATTGTTATGTGTGATGAGTGGAAAAATGATTTTATGAACTTCTATAATTGGTCAATTAATAACGGATACAATGAATCACTTTCCGTTGATAGAATTGATTTTAACGGCGATTATGAACCGAATAATTGTAGATGGGCAGATGACATCACACAAGGTAACAATAAACGAAATAACATTGTATTAATACATAATGGTATGACCATGACAATGCCAGAGTGGGCTAGACATTTAAACTTACCATATTCAGTATTAGCGAACAGAAGAAGAAAAGGTAAAACTGTAGCAGAAATATTAGATCCTGTTAAAAAGAGATAAGTGAATGCCGAGGTAAACAAGTAGATCGCGAAAGGCTACTTGTCACCGTAGAGCGTAGAAGGTGAATAAATATAATCCTTCCAAGAGTGCCCGACAACCAATGTAGGTTGTCTTTTTTATTGGTTGAAAACGTACGCCGAACTTATAGGAAACTATAAGAAGCAGAGGATAAAAAGCCACTGCGATAACAAATAGATCACTTTAGCAGGCTGTTTCTTTGACGAGGTAGCACTGATGGTTCGGAGTTTCGTAGATCAGGCGACAGGTCGTTGTTCAGTAGAGGGCTCAAAAATATGGTTCAACTGCAATCCGGCAGGTCCATATCACTGGTTTAAGTTGGAATGGCTCGATAAGCGTAAGGAAAAGAATTTACTGCATGTTCGCTTTACTATGGATGATAACTTATCCCTTTCTAAGAAGACAAAACAACGTTATTACAAGTTATATAGCGGTGTCTTCTTCAAACGGTACATTTTAGGATTGTGGGCAGCTGCTTCAGGTCTTGTATTTGATATGTTTAAGGAAGAAGTGCACAAAGTTGATCTAGTAGATCGTAATTACGTTGAGTATTATGTTTCTTGCGACTACGGTACGCAGAACGCTATGGCGTACGGATTATGGGGTAAATGTATTGAAGAAGGCGACAAAGAAGTGTGGTATAAAATCAAGGAGTACCATTATAGTGGCCGTGATGCAGAGAAGCAGAAAACAGATCAGGAATACTACGAAGACTATGAGGAATTCGTTGGTGGTTTGCCAATTAAAGGAACAGTAGTTGACCCCTCGGCTGCTTCGTTTATCGCTGTATTGATGCGTAATAAGAGGAAAGTATATAAGGCTCGTAATAATGTGAAAGAGGGAATTGGAAACGTTGGTATAGCGCTTAATACAGGCAGAACATACTTTAACGATTGCTGCGTTGAGACGTTTAAGGAGTTTGCCTCTTATATATGGGATGAAAAAGCGATCCAACGCGGTGAGGATAAACCACTTAAAGAGAATGACCATCACATGGACGAAACGAGATACTTCATTAACACGATTATATTCGGATTACGTAAAAAGAAGAAAAAGAAATGAGGTGAAGCAACTTAATGACAAAGAAAAGGAAAGTTAGTGCAAAGGTAATTAAGGCAGCAGGGATAAGTACTCAAGTATTATCTCGCCAACAAGAGAGCGAGAATGAGAAGAACGCAGTTAATGATATTATCGAACCACCTTATAGAATTGAAGATTTGCAGCAGATTAGGGAAAATAGTACGATTCTAGGGCAATGTATTGATGCGTATAAGCGTAATATTGCTGGATTTGGTCATGAGATGAAGTATAAGCAAGGGGATATTAAAGAAACGACAGAGATGAAAATGGAATGGTCCTTTGTGAATGATGAGGTAATTCCTTTATTTAGTTTCGACAAACCGTTTAAAGAAGTTCTTGAGACAAGTATCGACGATAGAGAAACCACAGGCAATGGATATATTGAAGTGATTCGTAATTTAGATGGGAAACCTGCTGAATTAGTAAATATGTTGTCGCAGTACATGAGGGTCACACGTAAGGATGATAAACCTCAAGAGGTTACTTATACCATTAACGGAAATGAAGTTAAAAGAAAAAAACTATTTCGTCGCTATGTGCAGCGAGTAGGAAATACTGACACGTACTTTAAAGAATTCGGGGATCCACGTTTCTTGAATAAAGAAACTGGCCAATTTGGTACTTCTACATTTGGCGAAAAAAACGCCACTGAAGTAATACAACTGAAGATAGGGAATGGCCCTTATGGTATCCCACGTTGGGTATCGCATGTTGTTCATATGGTAGGAGCTAGGAAGGCAGAGGAATTAAATCTACGCTATTTCAAACAAGGGCGTCATATTCCGATGGCTATCTTACTGAAGAATGGGATTTTATCAGAAGAAAGTGAAGCAGCTCTAACTGATTATGTTTCGAATGTTGAAGGTGAAGATAATCAACATAAATATCTGCTACTGCAAGTGGAAAGTGCTGAAGAGGGTATTGTAGGTGATACTCCAACGTCAGTGGATATCGAGCTTAAATCACTAGCAGATATCCTGCAAAATGATGCTCTATTTCTTGAATATGATGAGAAATCACGCCAAAAAGTACAATCAGCATTCCGTTTACCAGACGTATATGTAGGTTATATTCGCGACTTTAACAGAGCAACTGCTGAATCTGTACGAGAGATTACAGAGGAGCAGGTATTTGAACCGGAACGAAGCGCTTTAGAATTTATTATTAACAATGTGCTGCTACTTCCATATGGATTAAAATACGTATACGTAAACCTACGAAAATCAGAGATCAGTAACACGGAGGATATGGTTAAAACCATTGAGGTGCTTGCTGATAAGGGTGGTTTAACATTCCAGGATATACGCAATATTGCTGGCAATATGCTAAATAAAGAGTTCTCAGATTATGATATTCCTGAAGCGGATCAACCAGTTGCTTTAGTTTTAGAAAGACATCGTAAGGTAAGTGGTTGGGAGGAAGGGTTAAGTGAGAAGCTACAAAAATCAGCTGGTGGTAATGCTAAGGAAGAACTCGTAAATGTAATGAAAGATGTGCGAGACTTATTGGAGTCGATGCAAGATGCAGAAGATTGATAAACTGCTAGATTCATTAAATGAGTGGATAGAGAAAGCTGATACTGGTGATTTTACAGATTCATTGCCTGATGATCTGGAAGTATTGGACATGTTACCGGGATACGTTGAGGACTTCGAAAAGGAAGTTGCCAAGCTACTTCGGAAGCAGAAGAAGTACATTGTTGATGGAATTAAGAACTATACGAAAAAGGATGCTATCGAAAAGGGTATCACGATAAAGGATGTTATTAACTTTGTTACTGGCAGTCTATTTGGAGCTGATACATTCGCTAAAAGTTTGAGTAAAGTAGCGAGGAAGTTCCTTAATTACACGATGAAGGATATGACGAAAGCTTTCATGGATGCAATTGATCCTGATATTCAGTTTAATGTCTTCTCAAAACGCACTACAAAGTGGATTAATAGTTGGTCTGATGAATTAGGTAAGTTAATGCAGATTAACTCGCAAAAAGCGGTAGAGCGTATTTTAAACGAGGGATTAGAGAAAGAGAAAGGTATTCGTGAAATAGCAAGAGAGCTTGCGAAGCTACCGGAATTCGACCGTAAAAGAGCAAAGACAACAGCGCAGACAGAGGTCCTCGCAGCATGTTCTGCTTCTCAATTTGAATCATATCGCCAATCCCCTGCTGTAATAGGTAAGAAGTGGCGTCATAGCGGTACAAAGAACAAGCGACCTCGTGACAATCATGTGGCTTATGACGGTACAACGGTTCTGGTAGAGGAAGAATTTGAGCTCCCCGGTTCTGGAGAACGGTGTATGTTTCCTCGTGATAGTTCGTTAAGTGGGCGTGAAAGAATTAACTGTAAATGTATTATGTCCCCTGCCGTAGATAACAATATATTAGGCCTATCTGAAGAAGAGAAACAGAAGATGAGGGAAGAAACTTTGAAGGAGTTGAACATGAAATGAAGACTTCTAAAATTAAGCTGATTCATATTTGAAAGGGGGTGAGTAAATGCCAAGAAAACTAAAAAACGTGGATGTAAGCTTTGTTTCTATTGTGGATAAAGCTGCAAACAAAAAGAAATTCTTCTTAACGAAAAGTGAACAGGAACCAACGTTTGAAAAAGAAGTCAAAATTATTAAAGGTGAAGACGAAGAGCAAAAACTTGTATATGGAATTGTATACTCTCCTGGCAGCGCGGATGATCCAAACACTCATGACGCACACGGGGATTTCATGACTGCGGAAGAAATAGAAAAATCCGCTCATAATTTTATTGCGAAGTATCGTAATATCGACACTCAACATGATTTTAATGCAGGAGCAGGAAAAGTAGTAGAAAGTTATGTAGCTCCTGTTGATATGGAAATAAATGGTGAAATAATCAAAAAAGGTACATGGGTACTGGTGACAGAAGCAACCGATGAGATATGGAAAGATATTAAAGATGGGAAAATGACAGGTTATTCCCTTGCAGGAGTTGCCGAGACAGAATTAATTGGGGAAGAAGTAACTAAAACTGAAGAGAAACAAATGAAGTCCTTCTTCCAATTGGTGAAGGGCTTTTTTAGTGGGCAAAAACAGACTGAAGTTGTGAAAGATGCTGATGATGAAGCAACATTCCTTTTCGCAGTAGAAAAAGCTGGTAAGAAAATCAGTAATGTGAACATGTCCGATATCGATGCAGCTATTGATTCGTTAACAAATCTAAAAACACGCGTCGCGCCGTCAACAGAAGGTGCAGGAAGTGAGGAAGATAATATGGAGTTTAATCAAGAACAGTTAGAAAAGACATTAGCATCCGCAGTAGAGAAAGCAGTGAATCCAATTAAAGAGGAATTAGCTTCTGTTAAAAAACATCTTAATATCGACAAGGAAAAAACAGAAGAAGATATTAGAGTAGAAAAAGCTGTTGAAGCTGCTACTGCTCCTCTACGTGAAGAGATTGAAACGTTGAAAAAATCTCAAGGCGTTAGCAATCAACAAGATACTGATGTTGTTGAAAAAATTGAAGTCAAAAAATCTGTATGGAATGGCTTACTGTAAGCCTGAAGGAGGAAAAGGTATATGACACTTAATAACAAAACAATTATTGAAAAAGCAGACGTAACACTTGCCACATTGGCTAGTGGTGGTTTAATGAATCCTGAACAAGCTGATACATTCTTACGTATGGTGCAAAACTCCCCTACTATTTTAAAGGATTCGCGCTTTATTCAAATGGCTTCAGACACACTTAAAATTGAAAAGATTGGCTTTGGTTCCCGTATTCTTCGTCCTGGCGTTGAAGGTGTACCTTTAAAAGACTCTGATCGCTCTGCTCCATCAACTAGTACAATTACGTTAAATGCCAAAGAAGTAATTGCTGAAGTGCATATTACTTATGATACATTGGAAAACAATATTGAGGGTGGGAATCTTCAAAACACAATCATGCAGATGATTGCAGATCGTGCTGCATTAGATATTGAAGAATTAATTTTGAATGGTGATATAGCATCTACAGATCCTTATTTAGCTTTATTAGATGGTCTGCGCAAACAAGCAACGTCGCATGTTGTAGATAGTGCTGCAGGTGCATTTACTAAAGATGTATTTAAGAAAGCTTATAAAGCTGTTCCTGCTAAATACCTGCGTAACCCTAAAGATTGGAAGTTTTACACATCACATGGTTTAGAAATTGAATGGAAAGATCAAGTAGCAATGCGACAAACTAACTTAGGGGATGTTTCACTTCAAGGTGGTTTAGCTTCCGCTTATGGTATTCCAGTAGAGGGGATTGCTATGTTACAGCCATATAATGATGGAGCCAATACTGTATCTGATATTTTATTAACTCTTCCTAAAAATATTGTGACAGGTATGAGCCGTAATATTCGAATTGAAGTGGATAAGGATATTCGTGCTCGTAAATTCATTATTGTTTTAACTGCGAAAGTTGATGTGAAGTTCGAAGAGGAAGATGCAGTGGCAAAAGTTATCAAAGTTAAGGAGTGATGACTTTTGAATTACTATGCTAAATTAATAGTTGGGAAAACATATGACGTCCACGAACGTCTATTTTTATTGGGGCAAGAAGAGAATGTTACAAAGAAAACGTACGATTACCTAAGTGGTAACGAACAATTTGCAGTCCGAAAAGAAGGTAGTAAATCTAAGGGAGAGGAGTGATAGGTATGTCGCTTATTACTGCTCAAGAATTAATAGATTATACTGTGCTGCCTGAAGTGAAAAAGCGTCCTGTTCCTCTATTGGAGCAGGATATACTTGAGGCGGAAACAGAGATTAATAATATTCCTAACATAGCTAATTTCGCTGATATAACGAGATTCCCGGTAATTCCTAAAGAGGTAAAACTAGCTTGTAAGAAGTTGGCGCAGCATTACGCTTATAAAAATGCTGATACGAAAGCTATGGAGGGGATTAAGTCTGAAAGTGTTGGTGGAGGGGATTATTCGTATACGAAGGATAGCTCAAGTATCACCAAACCGGATGTGCTTAATTTATTAAAGGGATTTATACCTAACACAAGTAAAAAGAAAGTCATATTTAAAATGAGGTCTATTTAATGTCTCTAAAAGGAATGATGGTTCACGCATGTGATGTTTACCATTTGCAGAAGAAAGAACAGCCAGGTAAGTTTGGTCAGCCAGGAGAAACTGTATATTATTACAATGAAAATCCTGATATAGCAGAACAAAGTTGTTACTTTGCAGAGAATGTAGTAAGTGCTAGACCTACTGCAATACAATCTGCACCAAATCAACTAAATGAACAGCACACACGAGTGCTATTTATGCCTGGTACAGATATAAAACATAATGACAAGGTAATCAAGAAGAATACTGATGTCGTTTACTATATACGCAATCCTTTTCCGGTAGTGCATCCACTTACTAGCGAGGTTTCGCATATAAAGGCCACTGCAGAAAGGAAGAGTGAGCCATGGTTAGCCAAATAACGACTAGAGGATTCCGAGAATTCAGTGCTAAGTTGAATCGTATGGCGAACGGGTTAGATCAGAACGTTGCTTTATGGCTTGAAGCTAGTGGATTTCAGTTTTTAGAAGAGGTTCAAAATCAAATCATTTCACTAGCAGTTGTAGACACTAGGCTTCTTTTGAATTCATTTACAAAAGGAGATGGAGAAAACGTATGGCGCTCTTCTAATGGTGGATTGACACTTGATGTGGGTACTTCGGTTTCTTATGCTAAGGTTGTAAATGACGGCCACCAACAAGTTAGACGATTTGTCCCTGGAAGATGGGAAGGTCATAATTTCGAATATGATCCACATGCACCGAATGGGATGATGTTAACTGCTAAATTTATAGAAGGTCGTCCTTACTGGGATAATGCTATCGCTATCTATGAGCGTATGTTCCAAACTGCATTTGACCGTAAATTTAGGCAATGGTTACATGGAGGTTAGGTTATGTATGCACAAATACATGGTTCTATGAAAGCCTTCATCTTTGATAATCTGCCTCAAGGTACATTTGCTTATCATGAGCAGGTACCAGAAGAAATAAGAGTGCCTTCAGTTTACTTCCAGCACTTATCAACGAATGATTTGAAAAATACAAAGGATACATTCACCTTACTGTACACAATGACAGTGAGGTTTTTTAATGCAACGACAGAGGAAGCTATGAGTCTATCTGATGAGATTGCAAACTTAATTAGACGTAGCGGTTACACAGTGAATCTTCGTAATGAAGACGGAAGTGAATCGACTGATACCGTCTATTTAAGAAGAGTGACTACCGCCCCAGTTGAGGTTGGTTCAGCGCAATTAACAATGATTTTTGAATACCAACAAACTTACTTGAATTAAGGAGTGTGAATGTATGGCTGGCACAACTGAAACAACATCTACTGTGAAAAATAAAATGTATCGTGGTGACGAATATATTATCGCTGCGATGATAAAGGACCCAGCAAATCCAACAGCAAAAAAATTAGTTCGTCCGTTTGATCAAAACGAAGAATCTCATAGTATTGAAGCAGATGAGATTGAAGCAGAGTCGAAAGATAGAACGATTAATGACTATGGTAAAGTATCTGAGACTCGTTCATTTGGTTGTACGTTATCAGAGGGAGACGTGTTCTACCCGGCTGCAAAAGCTGCTATTCGAAACAAAGAGTACATCGAGATTTATGAAATTAATAAGCGTACAAAAGAAGCTGAAATTGGCAATTACATGCTGACTTCTTTTGAGAGATCATCTTCTACTGGTGAATTTGTTTCTTATTCAGTAGAGACAAAGCTTTCTGGTACAACACGTACAGAAACATTGACTGAAATTCCTAAAGGTGCAGGAGAATAACGGGCGGTTTTTACCGCTTCTTTTTAAATTTAAAAATAACATCCAATCAAAAGGAGATTGATATATATGCGTTTTGAAATTAAAGGGAAAGAACACGAATTAAAACTTACTTATAAAACAATTGCTGAGCTAAACAAGAAATATAAAGGTGGCGCACAAGAAGTTATTGGAGCTTGTTTACAAGGTGATTTAGATATGTTTGAAGACGCTATTTACTTTGGATTAATGCATACAGGTGAAGGAATCACTAGAGAGCAAGTTGTTACTGAAATTGAAAAGCAATTCGAAGCAGAGAAAATCTCGCAAGAGTTCATTGATGAAGTTCTTAACGAAGTAGTAGCAGATAATTTTTTCTACAAAGCGACAACGAAAAAATTAAAAACACGAATGAAGAAACAATTGGTAGCAAAGAATCCGGAACTGAAAGAGATGGCGGACGAGATGTACGGGACGGACGAAGAACAACCGACTTTACTAGAGAAGAACTAGATAAGGTACAGCAAGATGGATTTAGATACTTAGGTTTATTACCAAGTGAAGTAATGAACCTTTCTCCTCGTGAGTTTCAAAACATGATGACGGGGAGAAATGAACAATATCTAGATGAATTGCAAACCTACAGTATATTCGCTCTCATGATGCGGTCTGTTTATCACAGTAATCCGAAGAAAACGATGAAACCTAAGGATTTATTCGATAGAACGAAAATGGTTACTGATGAACAAAAGAAAAAATCTATAGAGGACCTTGCGAAGAAAGCAGAAGAAAACATGCAATTTTTAAAAAATCTCAACTTCGGTTGATTGAAAGGTAGGTGAGATTTTGGCGACACAAGAAGAATTAGTAGTTCAGTTTAGAGCTGAAACAGATCAGATGCGAAGAGAAATGGCTGCTATGCAAAATCAGTTAAATGATTTTGTTAGAACAACAAACCGTACATCTCGTGAGTATCGAAGAAATATTGAAAATATGGGTGATGCTAATAGTGAATTAAGTAGGGAAATACGTGAAATAAACAGACAACAAAGAGAAGCTATGAAACCACATATAGAACAATTAAAGCGAGCAGAACTTCAATATTTGCAAACTGCTATGAGCATGGATACTTATACTGGTTCAGCTCAAGATTTAATTGCACAAGTTAATGAGATTGGTAAAGCGCAAAAAGCTGCCAATGATGCATTAATAAACAATAATGTTGAAGCGAAAGCTGCTATTTTAGAAACAATTGCAACCATGAACAATATGACTCCTACAGCAACTAGGCTCAGAGACAATCTAAGAACAATGGGAAACCCATTATACAGCTTGTCACATGGGGCGTTAGCTGTAGGAGAGGCTATCGAAAGAATGGCGAATAGGGGTAGTGCGGCACAATTAGCATTAGAATTTGTTGGTCCGAATGCGTCAATGAAAGAATTAAACGATCAAATACGAGTAATAAATACGGGATTAATGCGAATGCAAATGGTTGCGCTCGCTGCTGCGATTTCTTCAGTCTTATTGTATGGCGCATTACACAAGGCTAACATGGAAATGAATCCAAAATATGCTGAAGCATATACAAAAATGTTAGAAAAGCTATCTAAAGCCTTTAATCCGATGAAAGAAGCTTTCGCAGCGGTTATGATACCTATTTATAAATTCGTAACCGCGATAGCAGAATTGATAATTAAATTTAATGAAGCACACCCGGTTCTAGCTAAATTCATTCAGGGAACTATGATGTTAGTTCCAGCATTAACATTGATTCTTGCTCCCTTAGCAGTCGGTATTGGACTTCTAAAAGGATATAGAGCAGCCTTATTCTTAGTTTGGCAAATGGTGAAACCATTGGCTTTAGGGTTAATGGTCGTCAGCCCTGTAGCTTGGGCTGTAGCTGCTGCAATTGCTGGATTGGCAGTAGGGTTTACGTATGCATATAAAAACATAGAGCCGTTTAGAAAAGCCGTTGATAATACTGTAACAGCGATCAAAGGCTTATTCCAGTTGGTATTCGGAAGTCAAATAAATGGCGAAAAAATGCTTAGTTCTATCGGAATGAACGATGAGGTTATACAAGGAATCAATAAATTTTTAGGTAAAATTGAAGAAGCATTTAGAATAATGAAAGAAGCTATTGTACAGGCTTTCCATGGTGATTTTTCTGGACTGACTGAATTGTTCAAAACAATTTTTCCTTCATTACTTGCCGTAATTATTGGCGGTGTACCTGGGCTAGTCATTGGAATTGGCACTATGTTCGCAAGAATGACAGAAGCAACTGGTGTTGGTGGCGCTCAAATGGTTACTAAGTTCGGAGAAATCCTAAACAACTTGGTTTCTGGATTAACGAATTTCGTAACGACTCAATTACCTGTTTTTCTAGAACAAGGAATTAAAATAATCACTGGAATAGTACAAGGTATCACACAAGCACTACCACAAATCGTAGCAGCCGTTTTACAAATCATTACAACCTTTATAACAGGTATCACAACGCTGTTACCGCAGGTTATAACAATTGGTATCTCCTTGATACAAACACTAGTTAATGCAATTGTACAAGCATTACCTCAGATTATTGAGGTTGCGATTCAAATTATTAACGCGTTAGTCCAAGGGATTACACAAGTATTACCTTTAATTATAGACGCTGCAATTCAAATTATTACAACTTTAGTACAAGCTATTATTCCGTTGATTCCACAATTAATTGATGCAGGGATTCAAATTTTAATGGCGCTAGTTAATGGGATTATTCAGATCTTACCACAATTAATCGATGCGGCAATTCAAATCATAGCAACTTTGATGAATGCTATTGTTGAGAATTTGCCACTAATTATTGATGCTGGCATTAAAATTCTCAATTCATTAATAGAAGGTATCATTCAGATTTTCCCGCAACTCATAGATGCAGCGCTGCAAATTATCACACAATTAACAGATGCTATCATTCAAAATTTACCGCAAATTATTGAATCAGGGATACAGATTTTAACCAAGCTTATTGAAGGTATCATTCAAGTTCTCCCACAAATTGTTGATGCAGTTATAAAAATAATCAATAAATTCACAGAAATAATTGTCCAGAATCTACCACAGATTATAGATGCTGGTGTTCAAATTTTGAAGAAATTGATCGATGGGATTATTCAGGTGCTACCTCAATTGGTTTCGGCTGCAATTAGACTTATGGCTGAACTGCTTAAAGTAATTATTCAACACTTACCAGAACTACTTTCTGCAGGTAAAGATCTAATTGGCGCTCTAATAGATGGTGTTCTAAGTTTACTTGGAGAGGTATTTAGTTCTGGGATCGAAATAGGTGGACAACTTTTAGAATCTCTAGGAGATGTTGATCTCTTTGAAACTGGGGTAAATATTGTTCAAGGATTAATAGGTGGAATTGGTTCGATGATCGGCGATGCAATAGACGCTGCGAAGAGTTTAGGAAGTAGCATTGTTAGTACGGTAAATAGAGTGTTACAAGTTAAGTCCCCTTCTAGGGAAATGCGAGATACCGGTAATTACGTTGGTGAAGGTTTAATATGGGGTATTAACCAAATGGAGAACCCGGTTTTAATAGCCGCAAAAAATATGGCAGTAACAGTGAAGGATGCATTCGATTCGTTATCTGAAGGAATATCACTTGGTGATGTTTCAATGGGCGCTGTATCAGGTCCTTCAATTCCAATGGTTTCTGCTGGATACAAAACACCTGCAAATGCCTCAAGAATATCCGCAATTTCTAATTTTGGACAAGATGCTGTAAGTAAAAATCAAAATGGAAGCAATACAAGTGAATCCGATATACAAACAATAAATAAACAACCGGCTTATATTAATGTGCAACTTGGCAAACAAGAATTCTCAATATTTGTTGATGATATTACAAGTCAGCAAGAGGCTGTTAAAGAACGTAAACAAGCGTTCTAGGAAGGAGGGAGTAAACTGCTTATTTTTAATGGTATCGATTTAGAAAATCAGTTTACAAATAAAGATAATGACGGTTATCTTTTGGTAGGAATACCAAAAGGTCGCGGTGTGATGAGTGATGAAATAAGCAGGATTACTACCCAGAATCGGCCTGGATCCCGCTATGTGAAAAAGAGAAACCCAGAAGTGCCCCTTGAAGTAGAAGTTACACTTAAAGGGGCCTCTTCTTTTGATTTAAGAAAACGCCTAAACGAATTGAATTCTATATTAGATACAGAAGAAGAGGTACCGATTGTATTTGCAGATGAGCCCGAAATGACGTATTACGGTATGAAAGAGTCTGTGGAGGAACTATTGGAAACAGATAGACTTTACCAATGCAAGATAACTTTTATTTGTACGTCAGCATTTAAATTAGGTGCACAACAATCTGTAAAAGCGAAAATAGAAAGTAATAATTTACTTAAAGCCGTAGTGACTAATGTAGGATCAAAGTTTGCTGATCCAAAATTTAAGATACAAGTAGAGAACCCTTCTACATTTATCGATATTGTAAATGAAAATGGAAATCAGCATTTCCGTATTGGATATCCAGTTAAGGTAGATGAAACACCAATAAGCCGGTATGAATTGGTTATGCATGATAAAGCGAATTCTTTAGTGGGCTGGACGGAAGTAGGAAAAGACTTTGTTTCAGATTACGGAATCGTAGCAGGGAAAATGATCGCAGACGGCGCACGTTTTATGCCATCAGATTACGGTCAAGGTCAATATTGGCACGGACCCGCAGTGAAAAAAAGTATCACTGGAGGTCCATTACAAGATTTCACGCTTGATGCAATAGTCGAATGTCGAAACTTAAATCCTGCAACTATGGGACGTGTAGAACTTTATTTATTAGACGAAAGTAGCGTTGTAGTCGGAAAAGTAGGTATGTTTGATGCGTATAGAAATTCTAGCGAGAATTTCGGTGAAGTCATAGTAGGAAACGGTGACTACAATCATAGGATTATAGCGGAAACGGGTTATTATCGTACAACATGGAATGATTTTTATGGTCGTCTACACATTGCGCGGGTAGGGAACTATTGGCAAGGTGATATTGCTTTAATCGATGAAAAAGGAAATTATCATACGGAAAAATTTGCCCAATGGTACGATACGGGCAATAGCTTTATGAAAAAGGTTGCGCAGATTGTTGTGCATATATGTGCATTTAACGATGCGTTTCCGCTGACTGCAGCTGTGCACGATATTAAAGTGCAAAGAGTAAATAGCAATACAGAACGTCAAATCCCCTACATTGTTCAAAAAGGAGACGTTGTAGAAATTGATTCATCGGATGCCAGTATTCGTATTAACGGCGCGGATGCAATTAATATAAAAGACTTTCTGAGTGACTATATACGTATTGAAAAAGGGAAAAATGATTTAACTGTTTTTCCAAATAACATAGGTCAAGTAGAGGTCACGTATAGGGAGCGTTATCGATGAATAAAACAAATAATCTACTACACATTGTGGACTTTAAAACAGAGCAAATCATTGGTGTTATACAAGAAAAAAACTATTGGAACGATATCCGCCAGTGGGAGCTCAAAAATAATATAGACCAATTAGAGTTCAATACAATGGACGGAACAAAAATATCGGCGTCTCTTGTACAGCAAAATATTATAGTAAAACAAACCAGAGATGGCACTTTTGTTTCGTATGTTATTACAGAAGCAGACCAAGATGCAGTAGATCGTTCTAAAAAAATTCACGCACTCGGGGAACATACAAAGCTAAAGAAAGCGGCAGTAATTAAACCACAAACGTTACAAGCTACTACAGTCAACGAATCTATGGACTTTGCTTTACAAGGTACAGAATGGAAACGTGGGATTACGGAGTACAGTGGTGTAAGGACTATTCATATTAAGGATTTCACAAACCCGCTTGATTTCTTAAAACAAATCGCATCTACTTTTGAACTTGAGATTCGTTTTAGAACAGAAATACTGGGTTCTTTTATTGTCGGTCGTTATGTAGATTTAATAAAAAAGATTGGCCGTGACAATGGGAAAGAATTCGTGCTAGGAAAAGATGTACAAGGCATCCGTCGTATTGAGAATAGCCAAAATGTAGTAACAGCTCTTGTAGGTGTTGGGCCATCTAAAGAAAATCCTGATACTGGGAAAGAAGAGTTTCTAACATTTGAAGATATTAATGGTGGAAAGTTGTACGTAGGTAATAATGATGCATTACAACGCTGGTCGAAAGATGGTAAGCATTTATTTGATATTTATTCACCTCAAACAGAAGATCAAGATATGACGAAGCAGCGACTCAAACAATTAACCGAAGCAGAATTAAAGAAACGAATTGATAGTTCTACTCTATATGAAGTGGATGCTGTAGCAATTGAAAAGGTGTTTGGTTTATCTCATGAAGCGGTTCGTAAAGGAGATACGGTACGAATAAAAGATACAGAATTTAGTCCACCACTTTTCTTAGAAGCTAGATTAATAGCAGCTGATGAATGTGACACTGATCCATCGAAGGATAAATATATCTTTGGTAATTATCGTGAAATTAAAGATACACGAAGCCTGATCGATAGGTTATACGCACAAATCATGGGTAGCTTATCAAATAAAGCATCTAAAGAATTACTAGATTTGTTAGATAAGAAACTTCAAGAAAACGTAAAAGAAACAGAAGTCATTCGAAAAGAATCGGAAGCAGCAAAGAAAATTGCTGAACAAGTGGCTGAAAACTTGAAGAATAATACCGTTGATATTATCGAAGGTTTAAATCCACCAACAGAAAACTTAAAGGATAGAAAAACGTTTTGGCAAGATATTAGCAAAGGTAAGCCTGGTATTCTGAAATTGTGGAAGGATGGTAAATGGGATCCTGTTGTTCCTGATGTGGAATCCGTTAAGAAAGAAACACTTGAGCAAGTCGATAAAAATATTGAATCCACAAAACAAGAGCTAAACCAAAAGGTGCAGGAAGCGCAAAATCAAGCCACGGGACAAGTCAATGAAGTGAAGGAAAGCTTACAAGGTGTTAGTCGTAAGATTTCTGATGTGCAAAATAAACAGGGTGAGATTGATAAGAAGATAACGAAGTTTGAGCAGGATTCTAACGGATTTAAATTATCTATTGAATCGTTAACTAAAAAAGATAGTGATATCAACAGTAAATTAAATACAGTTGAATCGAATGTGGAAGGCACAAAAAAGACAATATCTGATGTGCAGCAAACTGCAAATGATCTGAAGAAAACAACAACTGAAATTAAAGAGCAAGCTGGGAAAATTAGCGAGAAGTTAACAAGTGTAGAAACGCAAGCAAATATCCTAACTAATAAAACTACCGAGATTGAAAAAAGTGTGAATGGAATCAAAGAAACAGTAACAAAAGTTGAAAATAATCAAAGCAGATTTGATAAACGTGTTACGGAAGTAGAGAAGACAGCGAACGGAATCACTCAAAGTGTTTCGAAATTACAAGAGACCCAAGTACAACAAGGGAAAACATTAACTCAAGCTACTACAAAGTTAGAACAACATTCTGAAGCACTGAGTCTAACAATGAAAAAGAAAGATGTTGAGGAGTATGTTGGCGGTATTGGGTCTATCAACGAGATCAGAAACGCAGGTCTTGAATTAGGTAACAAGTACTGGTCAATTAATCAAGGTACTGCTGTTCAGCTAAGCTCAAAATATAAAGGTTATGCAACTTTTTGGAGTGATTATTCTGGAAAGACTAGTGATCACTGGTCTGGCACCGCTTCTGAATTTATAACAGTTACAACTGGTGAAGATCTTATTTCGACAGGTTGGTTTGCTACTGACAATATAGCTTCACTAGATCAAAAAGCGTGGATGGAAATTGAGTTCTGGAATGCTACAAAAGGAACTAGAATGAGAACGCAGCGCGTAGAAATCCAATGGGCTAAACAAGGTGATTGGGCAAGAATGACGATGGTTTCAAAGGTTGCAGCTAACGAAGAGTGGGTTAGATGGCGTTATTATGTTCAAAGAAATGGACGTGTACGAGCTGCCCTTCCGATGCTACAGCGTGGTAAAGTAGCGACAGAGTTTTGGTTACATCCGAAAGATCAAACTAATGTTGATAAAATGATTGAAGATATTGCTGATAAGGTAGCTACACAACAATTCAATCAGAAAGCGACTCAAATTGATAATCGTTTTACTATCAATGAACAAGGTATCGATTTAGCAGCAAAAAAGACAGAAGTCTATACACAAAATCAAGCGAATGATAAATTTGCTACAAATGCTTATGTGAAAGACATGGAAGGTCGCGTTCAGATTACTGAAAAGAATATCCTTAGTACAGTAAAAAAAGGTGAAATCATCTCACAAATCAATCAATCAGCTGAGTTAATACAAATCGATGTCGCAAAGTTGAAAATCAATGCAGATACAATTGTACAGTGGTTAACAGCAAAAGGAATCGATGCGAATATCATCAAAATCGAAGGTGATAATGTTGTAATTGATAAACGTGGTGTCAATATCAAAAGAGGCGCACTACAGGTTCAAAGACCTGATGGATATGCACTGATTGTAAATGGGATGGCTAACTTTGATATGAATGTGAGTTCTCATGAACCTCCATTTGTAGGTGTTGGAATGGGGATTAGTGGTACATGGTACGCAACACGAAGCACAGTATGGACGAATTGTAATTATTTCACTTTAAAGCATACAGGTAGATATTTAGTTTTCGCGTTGTCACTTGCAATAGATCCAGGTTCCGCAGCACAAGTGAAGATAACCGATGTAGAGGGAAATGATTTGTGGTACACCACGCATAGCAAAACGATTGCTGACAACTATTATATAAATGTCACGATTGATTTAGGCGTACCCACAGGGAATATGAAGTATATATATTTGAAATTAGCATCTAACAGCGCGAATCACACCGCGTATGCAAGGATTCTAAGTAGATGGCAGGAGTGGTGATAAAAATGGAAATTAAAGAAAAATATGAACTGCATGAACGATATAAAACATGTATTTACTGCGATTCAGATGAATTTGGAAATATTACACAAGTAGAACATGGTCAACGTATCATACCGGGTCAAAATTACATGCATTTCTTCAAAGTAGATCGTTATATAGCGGATACTATACAAAATTATAAAGTTGTCTGGAATGAAAGAGTTGCAGAGTTACAGGCGGTGGATTTAGAAATAAATGAGAAAGTAAAGAGAGTATATTTCGCACCTACAAAAGAAGAATTAGAACGAGAAAAGGCAGAAATGGAAGCAAAACTTAAACTGCTTGAAGAACAACTAGCTGCACAAAAGGTAGCGCCAAATGAATAAGAGTAAACCAAAAAGGGACAATCAAATATGTAGCTTTTTTATTTTTAGAAAAGGAGTGAAAAGATGGCTGAATTAAAACATGATGATATGAAAGAACTTCTTGTAGGGTTGACTAGGGTAGAAACAAAGCTTGATACACTAGGCAATGTTAAAGAAGTAGCAATTGAAGCACAACAGTCAGCCAAAAGCGCTCATATGCGTGTGGATAGATTAGATAAATTAGTGTTTTGGATTGGGACTACAGTAGTTGGGGCTATTATCACTGGTGGGATAATGGCTCTTTTTAAATTCGCAGGAAAGTGATCGTATATACGGTCACTTTTTTTATTTGAAAGGAGATGATAGTATGAAAAATTTTGATGCAGCTTCAATTAGTCGCTATGTCGTATTAGTAATCGCTGTGATTAACAGTGTCTTAAATCTTGTGGGATACCAAACGATTGATGACAAGATCACAAACGATTTAGTAGCCGTAATTACAGGAGCATTTACCCTGTATATGGCTTGGAAGAACAACTATTTGAGCAACAAAGGGGTACAACAAAAAGATGTATTAGAAAAAAACAACTTACACTAAGAGGAGATGTTGAATAATGGGTAAATATAGTTTACATGGTGGTCACACAGAATTTGTGCAAGGTGCTAACTGGGGAAATCGAAAAGAACATATTATGGATCGTCAGGTAAAGGATGCAGTTGCATCTAAGTTGCGTTCGCTAGGTCATACAGTTTACGATGACACCGATGAGGCAGGAAGAACGCAAGCACAAAACTTAAATAACATCGTTCGTAACTGTAATTCTCATAATGTGGACCTTGTAATTTCATTCCACTTAAACGCTTATAACGGATCTGCAAACGGTGTGGAAGTTTGTTATTATGACCAACAAGCTTTAGCGGCAAAAGTATCAGCTCAACTCTCTAAAGATATTGGGTGGTCTAATCGTGGAGCGAAACAACGTACTGACCTTTATGTGTTAAATAGCACTAAATCACCAGCAATCCTAATCGAACTTGGATTCATCGATAATGATTTCGATATGGCTAAATGGGATGTAGATAAGATTGCTAATTCCATCGTATACGCATTGACTGGACAAACTGTTGGAAGTAGTCAATCAACTCCACAACCTAATCAAAAACGTAATGCTGTAGAGGTAGGAGGAATCGGTAGAGAAAATTTAGCTGATATAGTAGGAGCTTTAAATTCAGTTCACATGACGGGTAATTTAAACCTTAAAAGTGATGGGTACATTTATCCTGTAACTGATCCAACTAGCGACGCTCAATTAAAAGCATTCACTGACTATCTTGATCGCAAAGGCTGGGTATATACAGTTAAGTAAAACATACTATGTAACAGCAAATAAACCTTACGTATTTGTGAAATAAAAAAAGTGCTCATAATGTGAGCACTCTTTTTTTATCTGAATTTTTTGTTGTAACGGTACAACATAGTAGCAGCTTCAGCTCTTGTTGCTACATCGTTTCCGCGACTACCGTCATAAAGACCCTTATCTGTTCCCCATGCAATCGAGTTACTGAATCCAGTATTAGGTGTCCATGCTTTGGTGTTAAAACGTACTGCATAGAGCGTAGCTATCATTTCATTACGAGTAATATAGCTATCCCCACGAGTTCCGTCAGAATACCCTCTACTCATCATATACTGACGTGCTTCGTCGTAATTTTTAACCCAATGCCCATTGAAGCGAGAAACCATCATCCAAACATCTTGTCGAAGTGCAGGACTATTTCGGTAATCATTTCGCATAATTCCTTTTCTGAAAGCCCAATCAATTTCCTGATCAGCCCAATGTGCTGAAGCTTCTTTCGGTGCGATTGTTGCGAACCCTGTAGATAACGTAATAGCAGCAATTGCAACAACCATAACCTTTTTAAGTTTTTTTAACATCTTTTCCATTCCTTCCCTATGCGCTTATTGCTTACGTTATATTAATATATTAAAATTATAAAGTAAATAGATGTAACGGAATTCATGGTATTCTTTTAGTAATAATTTGTGAACTTAACAAGAAAGTGGAATTATATATGATTTTATTTCTCGCAAAAGAATAGTTTTATGAACAAAAATAAGAGCCGTCCTAGCCGTCCTGTTAGACGGCTTATTTTGCATCAATAATGTCAAGAAATTTCAACGTTATATTATTGTAAAATGCATCTGTACAAATTATAGATTTATTCAGCGGATCAATATCCACGACAGTCATATAGTTAGTAAGAAAAAAACCACCTTCGTAATATGTAATCATTATTTCTTCTTCAGAAAGTAACGAACATAACAACATGTTCTCAATAAGTTCTTGTTCTTCCTGTGTTAACGTAGGTCGTTCTACTTTCGTCTTTTCTTTAATGATTTCACGGATACCAGCGAATTGCTCCGGCATCGCAGCAAACGGAGTCCATTTAACCATTCCTCTTCCTTTTGGCATATTAGCGTTGTTCATGCTTTATGTCCCCCTAACAATGTGTTTCTGTATCTTGCTGTCGCACTATTTGTATACGAAATTCCTCGTAATATGCTTTTCTTTCCAAATTTAATGCGTATTTCGTCCATTACTTTAGTTAGTTTCATTTCTTTTTCTCGTTGTATTACATTATCGAATAGTGAGATTTGTTCTTCGCCTTCATTGATTAAGTTAGTTAAAGAAACATTGATAGTTCTAATGGATTCTCCAGTATAAAACTCGTGTAAAAAATATGTACAAATCTTATATATATCCATTGTTAAATTGGTTGGTCGGTTCATAGTGTGAGTTTTCCTGAAACCACCAGCGTAATTTTTACTGTAACCAATAGAAAAATGAATAGTTTGAGCTAGTTTGTTTTGTCTTCGCATTCGATAACAAACTTCCTCGATATGTTCCAGTAGAATAATCGGGAATTCCTCTATGGTGTAATCACGCATAAGTATTTGACTTTTACCAATAGAAGTTGTTGCTGGAACGTATTTTTCTGATATGCGGCTAATATCAATGCCGTTGCTATGTAAGTGTAATTCTTCGCCAATAACGCCAAAGCTTTGTTTTAAGTATTTAATTGGGTACTGTGCCAAGTCCCCAATTGAATGTATTCCTTTCAGGTTTAACTTCGCTTCTGTTTTCCCTGAAATTCCCCAAAACTTACTAAGTGGTCGTATTGGCCATAATTTTATGGGTACATCTTCGTACTTCCAGTATGCTATGCAATCTTTCGTTTTCTTCGCTTCAACATCTAGTGCTACTTTGCTCATTAAAGGATTAGGCCCAATTCCTATCGTGCATTCGATTCGTGTCTTCGCATAGATTTCACGTTTGAATTTCAATGCGAATTCATACGGATCGTTAGCAAATAGATGAATACTATCCGTTATATCCATGAAGAACTCATCGATGGAATATTGGTGGAAATCCTCAACAGGAACATATTGCAGAGCTAGTTTTGTGATGAAATTAGAACATTTTATGTAAGTGCTCATAATTGGATTTACTACAAGAATGTCTTTACGACGAGGTATTTCGTACAACCTCGCCATTTTCTTGACACCTAACGCTTTTAATGGTGGAGTTGCAGCCAAAACAATCGAACCACTCCTATTCACATCACCAACTACAGCTAACTTTGTGTAAAGTGGATCTAATCCCATTTTGATGCAACTGACTGAAGCATAAAAGCTACGAAGATCTACACATAAAATAATTCGATTTGGCAATATTGAATAGTCATACACCGTAAATCCCCCTAAATAACAGAACGTTAGTTCTTATTATATACGAATGTATGTTCTTTTTAAACTACTTTTTCTGAGCTGCTGTTATCCTCTAATATCCTATTTAAAAATTCTATTCGTCGTTGAATAAATTCAATTTCGCTACGGCGGGCTGCATTATATCCTTTAAAATGCCCTTTTGCGTAACCATCAGCAGCTTTTATTTCCTTTTCAAAATCATTAATGCTATCTGTTAAGAATTGAATGCGTTCATTCATTATTTCTATTAAATATTCAACAGACTTTCTTTCCATATCCATACAGCTCCTTTTTGTTAAATTGCAATATTGTTTTACATATCCCAAAAATCATCAGCTTTAATCCTTGGATCTAATTCACGGAGAACCTTTAGTATCTTTTGCATGGTTTTCCGTGTGGGTGATCTGTCAGGATTGTTCGCCAAATCTCCTACCGTATTCCTTCCAAGACCTGATTTCCTTATCAACCATTCTTGTTCTATTCCATGTTTATCTAAATACTTCCCAAACTTTGTGCGTTTTTTTCCGAGTCCCCACACAACATTCACTCCTTTAGTTATCTATTGTCTTCAGTAATGTCCTAGTTTCACTAAAAATAAACCCCTAAAAATGGTGAATATTGTCCAAGCCACCCACAATATGATGTATCAAGGTTGCTACCAAAGTAACTATCGAACTTATTACCAAAGTAGCTACCAAAGTAAATAGCCTAATCGCTATCAAGGTAACTAGTATTTGTACTATCAAAGTAGTTATCAAGTTAGTTATCAAAGCAACACTATCAAGGTATTGGGGCGATAAACCCTTGTAATATGGGTATTTCAAAATCTGTTTATAAAGGGGAGATTTATTTGTTAACAACATTTATTTCTTTAGGAGCTTTGGGAGTAACAACAATTGGAGGGGTAATATTAGAAAAGCATCTTGTTAAAAACGATCACGTTGTGGCAGCTAAGCTATTAAGCGACGGAATGTATCATGGAATGAGGATAGGTGGAGTTTGTTTCATTGGATATGTATTTATCAAAATCTTAATCATGTTTTAGGAGGTATCACATGGAATTCATCAAAGAATGGTTTCATAAACAAAGTTTAAAGAATCGACTTATAGAGGTATTTAGAAAAGCTGGTTTATATGTGGACCATCAAACACGTGGTGGGAAAGTGCCGATTTATCCCAAAATACATTCTGTTTCTTCCACACAAGAAAATGTTCGATATGTATTTACTATTCCGAATGGTTTAGATCCAAAGACTATTGAAAAGAAATGGTTTTGCTTTCAACAAATATTAGGAAGAAATGTAGCAATTGAAGGTGATATTAAACGGTTTGTGCTCAATGTATTCCGTTTGGATGCAGGGCTACAAACATATAATTACAGTTATAAGAAGTGGCAGTCGTTACTAAAGCAACATCGCCTCCCTGTTATGGTAGGACGTGACCAATTCGGAAAGATGATTACGTATGATATGGTTGATTCAAATACACCACATTTACTCATAGCTGGAGAAACGGGAAGCGGTAAAAGTAGTATGGTACGTGTTGTTCTGTCCACACTCATTCAATACATGTCCCCTGATAAATTGCATTTGTACCTGGGCGACTTAAAAAACTCCGAATTTCATTTCTTGAGAAGGGTGAAACACGTAAAAGAGGTTTGTATGGAAGAAATCGAAATGAAGATCATGTTGCAGAAAGTGTGGCAGGAAATACGCGAACGTAGAAAACTGATGGAAGAGTATGAAGTGGATCACATCGATGAATACAACAAAATAAATCCCAATAATCAGAAACCATATATTTTGCTGGCGATTGATGAAGTGGCAATGCTTCAGGATGAAAAAGAATGTATGTCCGCAATTGAAAAGATATCGGCAGTCGGTAGGGCATTAGGCGTCTTTCTTATGCTCAGTATGCAACGTCCTGATGCAAAAGTATTAGATGGTAAGCTAAAGCTGAATATGACTGTTAGAATGGGTTTTAAATGTGATAGTACGATTAATAGTAACATCATGGGTACACCTGGATCAGAACACTTGGAGCAATTAGGCCAAATGATTCTGAAGTTAAACGGATTGAAGAAAGTGCAAGCTCCTTATTTAGAATTAAGCAAAGCAAAACAAATTATTGAACCTTATCGCGTTCCTAAAGAAGATATAGCGCTTCAGAATCCTTCACAAGAAGAAATTAAATTATTCGGGGTGTTAGATTATGAAGAATAGAGACAAAGCAATACTAAACAATTTGAAGCGTTTTAGGTGCATGTCTAGGGATGATATTATTGATTTGCATTTTCAAGGGGTAAAAAACGCGGTTACTTGCTGTAATACAGTCATGAAACGATTAAGGAGAGATGGTCATGTGGATGCCAATATCTCGCAGCAACCATTTATATATTTCCCTCAACCTAGTACACTTCGAAAAACTAGCCAAAAGATTCCTCACTTCCTCGGTATTGTAGACGTATATAAGCAGCTTATACATTATGAAAAACCGAAACTATTTAAAGTGGAGCCAAAGTACGGTAAAGAATTCATGGAACCCGATGCATTTACAATATGGCGCAGATCTCCATTCTTCATTGAGGTCCAGAAGTCTGTTTACAGCAAAAAGGTTATGCAAGATAAGATAAACAGGTATGAGTTATATTTCCACAGTCAGGAATGGCATAACGAATCATGGCAGCCGAAAGGATCTAAATTCTTCCCATCAATCCTCATTATTACTGATAAGCAGTATGATGTTAATTTGCCTAATTTACGTATCTTTCAAGCTTCTTCAATTAGCAATTTCATGGATAGTCTTGTTGTAAAAGTAGAATAAGGGTCTCTAAACGGGGGATTTTTTCTTTGCAGGAATTTATTATTCATCAGTTCAATTACGTCCGTTGTAGCGTTATGCGATGGTTTATTCATTAGTAGGTAGCGAGGATTCTCTCTTATTTCAAGAGCAGGGATTGGTTATATAGTAGTTCAAATGATTCCGTTATTTATGAGGTTGTTTGTTGAAATTGATAAAGCGATATAAAATCCCTATAAATATAGGGATTTTATATTGTGTAATATTCAAATTTGATTATTATTGCTAATAACAAGTTTAATATTTATAACTACTAAAATCTCATTATTGGTTTATAATATAATTAAAATTTAATAGGAGTGATAGATTTGGAAGGATACAATCAGTATTTTATTTACCCTACAGAATTAGACACTCTGTATAAAGGTAATGCCATAGTTGTACCAGATGCTAATTTTTTATTGTTAGCTTACCAATGGAGAGAAGTTACAACTGATAAGGTGAAAAAAGTATTAAAAGAATTAAGCGAAAAAGAAAGACTTAAAATCCCAGAACAGGTTCTTTATGAGTTTTCAAAAAATAGGCAAAAGGTTCTATTTGAGCAACTTACATCAGTAAATGATGAAATGAAAAGATTTAACGACCCTAAACCAAAAATTAGAGATTTCATGCCTGCTGCGGAGGAATCTTCAGAAATAAATGATGCACAGAAAAAAAGAGAAAATCTATCTCAAGCGATAACTGAATATAAAAAAAGCTTGAAGAAAGTAAAAGAGAAAATAGAAAATTTAATAAAAAAGGATGAGTATTTTGATTTTATAAAATCTCTTTGTCAAAATTCCTTTTTACCATATTCTACAGATAAAGAATCCCTGAGAAAAGAGGGAGTAAGAAGGATATCTCTTGGTATAAAACCAGGAACCAATGAGAATAAAGGAGACCCAACTGGCGATTATATAATATGGCATGAAATTATTCAATTACAAGAACATATTATTTTTGTAAGTAATGACCAGAAAAAAGACTGGATATATAAAAATAATAATGGTCAAGAGTTAGGGATGGATCAACTTTTATTGGCTGAATTTCATTCCGAAACTGGTGGGAAATCATTTCTACATATAACACCAAAAAAATTCATTAAATATATAGATCCACATTTAGATAGAGTTATTGAGGAAGATTTAAGCAAATCGGATGAATTAGCTAAGGCTTCATATGCTATTTCATCTAATAGTATAAAATTTGGAGATGATATGGGAGAGGTAGATATGTATTGGGAGTTTAGGTTAAATAGAATACCTGAACTTACAGATTGTATAAAAGTTAGTCAAATATTCACATCATTGGGTTCAAAAAATACACCAGCGATGGTAATGTATGATGAAAGTGAGCAAAAACATTCAATTATTGTGAATTGTTCAATTGGTATACCGCCAAAAGGTCCTGCAAGAGAAACCTATCAAAAAGTTAGTGAACATTTTGGTAGCGAATTAATTCGCGCAAGATTTCATCCGGTGTGTGATCAATACTACGGATTTATTCCTGAATAAAATTTGCCGAGTGCATCTTTAACTGTTGAAAAGAAAGGTTTCTTGTAATTACAGAAAATCTTTCTTTTTTTATTAACATTAATGTTAATAAAAAAAGAAATAAAATGTGTTTTTATTTGAAGGAATTAGTATGGCACCATGGAATATCCTCTTTTAGGAGGTGTTATAGCGTTATGTCGGATATGAAAATAATTTATACCGCAAAAGACGTCTATAGTCGCTTGAATGTGAGCGATAGCACACTAAGAAAATACGTTGAAGTACTCCAACGAGAGTCCTACATCATTAGAAAAAATAAACAAGGAAAAAGAGAATACACAGACAGTGATATTATGGTTATCGAGAAGTTAATTGAGCTTAGTAAGCATGACGGTATGACGCTAGAAAAGGCGGCGAAGATGATTGCGCAGCGATTAGAGATAGCTAATCCAAATGTGGAGACAGAGGAATCCAAAGAAACGGATTTAATCCCATTCCACATTCAAGAACAGCTCCAGCAGCAGTACAGCGTTATGGCGCAAGAAATGAATCAGAGTATGTTAGCGATGGAAAAACGTTTAAGTGAGCAGGCGAAGCAAAGTAACGAGGAAATCAAAGCGAGTGTGGAAGCGCATAATGAGCGAGTGGAAAAAAGATTGGAAGCACGAGACGAGACACTTATGAAAACCCTACGTGAGATGCAGGAAACGAAGAGAATGATGCAGGAGTTTCGGGATGAAGTTGCTGCTGCGAAAGAGAAGAAAAAGCCGTGGTGGAAGTTCTGGTGAGAGCAATGAGGTTCCCTTGTGATAGTAGGGTTCCTCTTTGTCTTTGCTACCGATAATGATGTGCTTTGTTAAACCCACTTTAAATAAAACATTTGGAGGAATGTACTTATGTCTAATGAAGTTTTGCCTTTCACTGTAAGAATAGCTACTTCAGAAGATTTTTGGGATATATCAAATATAAACAAGCAGGTTCAACAGTTACATATAGAGGGAAGACCAGATATTTATTCTGATACTTCAGCTTCTTTGGATCACAATGCATACGAAGCATGGCTTATTGATACAACCATAGAGATATTTGTAGTAGAGGATAATAATAAAGAGATTCTTGCTTACATAATCTTAGATATTAAAGAACCATCCGAAAATCCAAAGTTAGTTGAGCGAAAAGTACTCTTTATCCGCAATATTGGTGTAAGCGAAATATGTCAAGGAGCAGGAATCGGAAAAATATTAGTTCAAAAATCATTTGAGTATGCTAAAGAAATACAAGCAACAAGCGTAGAATTAAATGTTTTAGAATTTAACAAGAAGGCTATACGATTCTACGAAAAACTTGGATTTAAAACACAGAGCCAGCAAATGGAATTTGTATTGCCGGATGCTTAATGCTATTTCCTATATCGATAATCGTGTAAACGAGCTAGTGGTGAATATAGTAATTTGAAAAAGGCCCTATATATGTAGGGCTTATTTTCGTATAGATATTATGTTGTTTAGGTTATTTTGTTCATTTGAATTCAACTTATTAGCGATATAGTAATCTAACATTTCATCAATAAGCTAATAATTTTTAACAAAGAGAATGATGCAGGGATTTCGGGATGAGGTTGTTGCTGCGAAAGAGAAGAAATAGCCGTGGTGGAAGTTCAGGTGAGGATAAGAAGAACGTATAAAAATAGAGTTGTAGAAAAAGAAAGAGTGGATTCCTTGTGAGAATAGGGATCCACTTTTTTCTTGTTACTGATAATGAGACACTATATCTGACTTACATAAATATCCTATTTGTTCAAATTGGTCCTTGCTGATGGTACAATTAGGATAATGGAGGAATATTATGGGGTATCTTAATCAGCTTTATGTAATACTGTATTTTATAAGCGGCATTGCAGTATTCTCATTCTTCAATTCTGATTCACCAAAAACTAAGGATAAAAATCTAACATTCATAATGGTCAGTTTAGGGGCAAATCTATGCACAATTACAGTGGCTTTATTTATAGGTGTGATGGCAACAGACTCTCCATATAGTACTGTACTTGATTTTTGGGGAGGATTTCTCTTTATTCAGGGAATACCGCTCCTTCTACTAGTTGTTGCTTTAATATGGTGGTTTATCCAAAAGGTAAAAGGAAAAATCGATACATAGAATTTTAAAATGCCTTCCGCTAACGATAAGTATGTAAATGAGCTAGCGGTGGCGGTTTTAATAAGAGGGGACATAAAAAAGAAGTATCCTTAATGAAAAACAGGGATAATTCTTAATTATTTATTTATTCTCTAACGTCTCATAGAGGCGCTTATACATGTCTTTATATGCTTTAGAATGTCGGTTGACTAGTTGAGAATCTACATAATACGCAACTAGCATGTCAATGATGTTATTAATTGATGTTTTATCCATACCTTCTTGTTCCTTTATAAATGGTTTAAGGGTATTTAACTTTAGCAAAACAGCAGGTGAAATTTTAGCTGTTTTAGATGGAATTAAACGTTGATCTGGTTTCTCTGGTGTCTGTATTTCCTTTTTTGTTCTAGTTTGATCGTTTTGAATAGTTAAATCAGAACTTTCGGTAATAGGTGTCACAGTTACTACAAAAGATTTACTTTTATTTTCCAAGGGTACCACTCCCATCTAATTTTTCTATCTTAAACGGTTAAAATTATCTAGCATTTGCATAGGTAACGATAATGTAATTATTAGCTGTTTTACCTGTGTTTTCAAATAAGTTAAAGAAGGTTGATTAAGTACAGATATATCGGAAAAAGTGGAAATATAGAAATATCCCTATTTCTAAATAGGGATATTTCTATATTTTAAATCTCTGTTAAGAGCTTGAATTTCCTTTTCTGATCAGGTGTTAGCTCATTTTCTACATAACGATCTATAAGCAGGTCGATAATTTCATAATTGAATTTTGTGTTTGTAAGTTTCATTAATACTTCAAGTTCTTCTTTTGATTGATTAGAAATTTTAATGCTACCTTGCTGGTTTTTAAATTTCTTTTTCGGTTCAGTTTTCTCGATCCTTTTCTCTTTTCGAGTAGTTGTTTTTTCTTCTATCTTAGGTTGAGAAGGAGTAACTGTAGCTGCTACCTCTTTATTTTCCGTCGTAGCTTGTCCTTGTTCCGGTACATAAGGCTCAGTAGGTTCAAAGTTACTTTTCTTTCGACCTAACAAACCAGGAGTTCTTGCCATATTACACACCAACCTTCATTTTTTCAAACATATCAACACGAGATAATAATTCATCACTAATCGTTTCGTATAGTTCAATTACATTCATATCATGTCTATCTTTTTCAGTAATACCATTCACATCAAATCGTTTAATACGTTCCATTTGAGGGACGATGTTTTTAAATAGGTTTTCTTCTCCAAATATTTCACGAGCATTTTCCATGATGTATTCGTCAACTTTACCGTTGTTTTTTAATAGGACAGGAAGAACGCCAACTACTTCAATATCAAGATCATATTGCTCTTTTAACTTGATAAGTTCATTTATATAGTTCTCGGCACCAGTAAGAGAACGTTCTTGTGTTTGTAGAGCAATTAGAACATAATCAGAAGCTACAACTGCATTTTTTGTAACTTCTAGTGACATAGGAGGTACGTCGATAAATATGTAGTCGTATTTATGCTTTATCTTTTCAAGTAATCCTTTAAAGTAATGATCTTCTTCAGCTTCCGAAGAACAATTTTTATAAAGGAATTTTGCAAAGTCCTGAAAATCAACATAAGAAGGAAGTAAATGTAAGTTTTCCGTAATTTCCACTTCTAATCCGTCAAGGTTTCCCTCTTGTATCCCTTTCATTAATGTTTTTTCAACAGTAACAATTTCATCAGGATTAAGGATTGATTTTGTTAACATTAAAGACTTGGTTGCGTTACTTTGTGGATCAAGGTCAACAAGTAATGTGCGCTTGCCCTTCTTAGCGAATTCATAAGAGTTCAATACAGCATTCGTGGTCTTACCGACTCCACCTTTGTAATTACCTACCGTAATTGTAATAGCCAT